GAAGTTCATCGCTCCACTCCTTGACCATCTCAGCCTCGACCCCTTGTGGATTCTTGCAAGCTGCACCGATCCACTTTCTGATCATGCGCTGGAGCTTCCGCATCCTAAGCCATTCACCCAAGTGAATACCAATGGCGAAAGGGTAAGTGAGAATGAGAATGGCTTTGCCTTTGGTATCTTGGTCTTTGAAGTTATGTAGGTTCATAGTGTTAGTGTGTTTGGGTTTTACTTGCGAGCATTACGCATATCGCGCAATGCTTTTGCTGCTTGCTCTCTGCTAATGGTGATTGTGCTGAATGTGGCAGGTGCGACACGGTAGATTAAAGCTACTCTCTCAGTATCATAGACTCTGATGGCGAGGTTTTGGTTGTCGTACATGGTGCAGTCTTTTTCTCTTTGAATGTTGATGTGTGTCGCAGTCATGGGAGTATTCTAGTGTAGAGTTGGGGCTGGTGTAAAGATTTATTTTGATTTTTTAAAGACCACTTTGCCAGTCTCCATAGTAGCTTTCCAGTCGATAGGGTTGGCCTCGCGCTCTACTTCGCGCTTCATTGTGTCCTTGGCAAGTGACTCGCGAGCATCTAAAACTCTTTCGTGGTAAGTGCGTCCTGTGTTGTTTGCTGTCATGTGGGTATTATACATTATAAATTGATTTAAAAAAGCTTTTTCTGCTATTATTTTGAATTTATTTCAGGGTATTCTATAACCTCGTCATCGTGGATAGTCCCATTCAAGTATGGGTCTGACTGTATACCGCCAGTGTATTCCTTGCCCTCATGGGTGAAAGCCACTAAGTGAGTAGCCCAGCAGCCATCCTGCTCAACTACTTCCCCAAACTCTATGGAGTCCTTGACTTCGCCATAGGTGAACGCTCTCTCTTTGATGTCGGTGATCTCATCGGCGTGGTTTTCCTTTGGGTCAACTGCACAAGCTGCGATGATACCTTCATAGCATTTACCTTTATATATAAACTCGCAATGCCAAGTGAACTCCTCAGACATATAGCTAGTTTCAATTTGTTCAGCGATAACATCAAAAGTAAGATCTTGGACTGACTTTGTGGTGATTGAGGTGATCTCTTTCATGGGGGAATTATATACTGAGATAAGATTTTTTAAAAGCTTTTTCTGTATAAAAATTCATTTTTTTTAGCCGCAGAGGGGGGAGGGTTTTTTGAGAATTTTGAACTTTTAACTTGACTGGATTTCGGCGGGGGGGTGGTGTATTCTATAAACAAGCGGCCAATTGAGAGTTAATGCGTGTAACAAATAACACAAATGACGTTTGGAAATAAAAACTCATTATTGTTGGGTCATATAGAATTGACAGAGAAACAAAGTAAATTCCACAAGATAATGCGTGACCCTGAAACAAGGGTTGTATTTATTAGTGGGCCAGCGGGGACTGCGAAGACATTTTTATCTGTATATACGGCGTTATATAAATACAATGAGGACAAGTTGCTTAATATATTATATTTGAGGAGTTTGGCTGAGAGTGCGGATAAGGGGATGGGTTTTCTGAAAGGAAGCATGGATGAGAAGTTCAATCCGTATTTGGGTCCGTTAGAAGATAAATTGGATGAATTATTAAATGGTCCAGAAAAAAAACAAATACAAGACAGGAAAGTGTTGGAAGCGGCCCCGATTAACTTTTTGAGAGGCGCTACATGGAAAAACAAGATGGTTATAGTGGATGAGGCACAAAATATGACAACAAGAGAACTTACAACTATCATAACCCGCATTTCAACTAACACTACATTGTTCTTATGTGGAGATACAATGCAAAGTGATATTAGGTCTTCTGGTTTTAATAAGTTTTGTAATATATTTGATGATGAAGAAAGCCAGTCTTTCGGAATTCATCATTTAAAATTTGGTAAGGAAGACGTTATGAGAGATAAAATCATAAGCTATTTAGTAGATAAAATTGAAAAAAGTGAAATAAAACAATAAAATTAGCCATGAATAAGATTTTCTGTGTATCCTGTGGTTTTAAGATCTTATATGAGATCGCTAAGCCTAAATTCTGCTCTAGTTGCGGTCATAGTCTGGGTTCTATTTCTTCTGCAGCCAAAAGGGAAGAAGTAGAAGAGGTTTCTGATCTTGATATTAATTTAAGCAAGTTAAAAAGAGATATTGTTGTCGAGAATGACAAACAAAAAACAAAAATTGAGGATATTTGGGGTTCTGTCACTTCTTCGGAGGCGAATGGCCCTCAGGAAAATTTTTCCCGTCCTGAATCGAGAGATCCTGACGGGCAAGAGCTTTTGGATAAGACTATTAGAGATTGTTCGTCCTCACGTATGAGGGATATAGATGGAGAATGATTTTGAAAGTCAAAGCCCTGATTTAGAAGACCTTTTAAAAAAATATCGACCGAAGTGGCAATTGAGTGCCATAGCGTGGATGGATTACGATGATGTATGTCAAATAATCCGATTACATATTTTTAAGAAGTGGCATCTTTGGGATCAAGAGCGACCCTTTAAGCCTTGGGCTTCCATGATTATCTCCAATCAGATTAAGAATTTGATTAGGAATAATTATTCAAGTTTTGCCAAGCCTTGTTTAAGATGTCCTCATAATATGGGGTCAGATAGTTGTGCTTTAACAAAGAGTAAGGGGCAAGATATTAGTTGCCCTGATTTTGCTAAGTGGAAGAATAAAAAAGAAAAAGCCTATAATATTAAACTTCCATTGGCTTTAGAGGAGGGGTTATTTACAGGGACGACTACATTAAAAGATCACCTTGATTATAAAGATTCATCTAAGCGACTTCACAAATTAGTCATGGGAGAATTGAATGAGAAGCATAAAAAGATTTATTATCTTCTTTATGTTGAGAATAGAGATGAAAATGAAGTAGCAGAGAAATTTGGGTTTAAAGCTGATTCGGTGAAGAGGAAAAAACCCAGATATAAACAAATAGCAAATTTAAAAAAGAAATTTTATCAAATTGCGGTTAGAATTATGAAGGATAACGATATTTTATGAATGATATTGAGTTAACAGAGGAACAAAAACAAAAAATCGAGGTTGAGTTTGCAAAGAACCCCGATTTAAAGCATATTACTCAAATTGTATTTAATAATGACTCTTTGGACGGTCGTTCAAAGGAGGGGAGATGTGTGAGGAAGTTTTTAATTACCAAAAGCTTGGATTTTACAACCTCTCTTGCGCCGAAAGCGGAAGAAGTTGACTTAACAGGTGAGCAGAAACAGTTTTTGATGGGTAACAATGTTGAAAGAGGCATGAACGCCCTTGAAGTAACCCGTTTGACATTTAAGGATAGAGGAATTCAACCCCTAAGTCAACAACATAGGACAGTAATGGAATATTTACGCCGATATAGGCCAGAAATTGTTGATGATAATGAAATGTTGACTAGTGATAAATGGCTATCTCCCAAATCCCTATCTAAATCAATAAAAAAAGTAAATGAGTGGGCTGGACAAAATTTTGATGAAATAACCATCCAGACCAAGCAGAAAAGAATGTGCGAAAAGTTGCTTTTTTATCTCAAAAGCCCTAGGTTCGTACATTTTATTAATCAATACTCGACAATAGCAGATCGAGATTTATTTGAGAGTGAATTTGTAAGAACAGTTTGGGATAAGCCAGATCTAACTAATGATGAGTTAAATTTGTATATTACGGTCTGCACAAACTACGTTAGACAGAAACATATTCAACAAAGAATTGATAAATTGAATACAATGCTCAACGACACTGATAATGAGCGAGATTTAACAATGCGTCTTACTGAGCTTATAAAGGCCACCAGCGAGGAGTTGAATCAATGTGAGAAGAGAATTGAATCTTTGACCAAAGACCTTAACGGGAGCCGTCAGGCGCGTTTAAAGGCAAGGGGGGAGCAAAATGGAAGTATTGCGGCTTTAGTGGAAGCGTTTCAAGAGAAAGAAGAGCGAGAACGCATGATTTTAATGGCGGAGATGCAAAATAAGCTAATTGAAGAAGAGGCAGATCGATTAGAGTCCATGGACGAATATAAGGCTCGCATTTTAGGAATATCTAAGAAGGAAATTTTATGAGTGAATTTGTTTGTTTAGAGTGTGGTAAGAAGTTTGATAAGAAAAGGAGTTTCCATGCTCACCTGAAAGCACATACACTTACTATAGGAGACTACTATGTAAAACATTATGACAAAAGAGACTTGTATACTAATGAAAAGCTAGCTTTTAGAAATTATGACCAATATATGCGCGACAACTTCAACACTTACGATAATTTTGTTTCTTGGATGGAATATGCTCCGAAAAAGGAGGTTAAAGATTATATCAAACAGAGAACAAAAGAAAAATTTGAATTAAAGGATATCAAGGTTTCCCCACCTAATCTTTTTTATGACTTGTCTGAAATGGCGAATATTTTTTATTATAAAAAGTTTTGGGGTTCGTATTCAGATTTTTTAAAAGAATTTAAAGTAGAAAATTATTACAACAATAATCTTCCCTCAAATTTCTGGGAATCGTCTCATAAGAGTATTCCTCTATTCACAGACACGAGAGAGAAGGCTCCATTAATATTTGAGGACTCCATAACAAATAAATTAGACTTCGGGGATTATACTGCACGAGGAGACCTTTATTCTAAGACTTTCGTAGACAGAAAAGCGCAAGACGATTTTAGACAAACTTTCGGTAAAGATATAGAGCGTTTCAGAAGAGAGATGGATAGATGTGTTGAGTTTAATTCATATATGTTCATTGTCGCAGAGACCTCGATAGACAAACTAGAAGAACACAATAAAACTTCTAAGTTCAAATCTAACTTGGGTTATTTGTGGCATAATGTAAGAAATTTAATAATAGATTACCCGAAAAACCTTCAAATTGTTTTCGCTCACAATAGGGCTGGAGCAAAAAAACTCATACCATTAATCTTATACCACGGGAAAGACTTATGGAATGTAGACTTACAATATTTTATAGACAAAAGAATAAATGGCTTGGAAAAAAGGGAAACAAGGATTTCGGTTTGAGCACTCCTCTCAGGAGTTGAATAACTCTCTGAAAAAAATAGAAGGCACAATTAAAGAAGAAGAAGCTAAATATTTATTATATAAGTTTCTAAGAAATAACATTGCTTTTACTTCGGAACTTTTTTTGGGAGTCAAGCTCTTCCCCTTTCAGGCTATGGCAATTAAAGGAATGATGGTTTCTGATTATTCTATGTTTGTTTTTTCCCGTGGTATGTCTAAGACGTTCTCTACTGCGGTCTACGTATTGATGGAATGCTTGCTCAACCCGAATGCTAACATTGGTGTTATCGCAGGTAGTTTTAGGCAATCTAAGCAAATTTTTCAAAAAATGGAAGATATTGTGAGTAAGCCCGAGGCTAGTCTAATTAAAGAGTGTGGTTTCAGGATTCAGAAGGGAACTGACCAATGGACAATGACTTTGGGTAAAGCTAGGGCGATAGCCTTGCCTCTAGCTAATGGAGAAAGGCTTCGTGGATTTCGTTTTAATCGGATTGTATTGGATGAGTTCTTAACTATTCCAGAAAAGATTTTTAACGAAGTTATCATACCATTCCTTGGTGTGGTAGAAAATCCTATCGAGAGGGAAGAACTATACAATCTAGAATCGAGAGTAATCGACAAAGGCGAGATGAAAGAAAAGGATAGATACGTATGGCCAAACAACAAGCTTATCATCTTATCATCTCCATCATTTAAATTTGAGTATATGTATAAATTATACAAAAAATATGAAGACCTTATCTTCGGGCAAGATATAGAAGATAACGAGGATGAAGACTCAAAAGATGATGCTTATAGACTCATTATGCAGTTAAGCTATGATTGTGCTCCGAAAAGACTATATGACCAAAACCTACTCAAGCAAGCTAAAGCTACAATGTCAGAAATGCAGTTCAAGAGGGAGTTTGGCGCACAATTTATTGATGAGAGCGATGGCTACTTTAGATTATCAAAAATGGCTGCTTGCACTATACCTGATGGTGAATCTCCTGCTGTAGAAATTATTGGGAACTCTAGTGATGAATATATACTTGCTTTTGACCCCAACTGGGCTGGTAATACAAGTGCTGACCATTTTGCAATGCATGTCTTCAAAGTCGATAGAGACGCTCAGAAAATCTGTTTAGTACATAGTTATGCTATTGCTGGTGTTTCTCTAAAACAACACATGGATTACTTCCTATACCTAATACAACACTTTAATATTGTCGGTATATGTGGAGACTACAATGGAGGAGTTCAGTTTATAAATTCTTGTAATGAAAGCGCTTTATTTAAAGACGCTAAAGTGAAAATCGGAGTAGTTGAAGTTGATCTAGAGAAACCAGAGAATTGGAACTCAGATATATTAAATTTTAAAAATCAATATAATCTAAGAGAGAGAAATTATTGCATTTTAAGAAAACCTACCTCCAACTGGATTAGAAATGCTAACGAGATGCTACAGGCGGCGATAGATCATAAAAGAATTTTATTTGCTTCTAGAGCGATAGATAGCCACTTTGATTCACAAAGGAAAAAGAATATTCCTATAGATAAGCTTAAATGGGATATCAAAACACCAAAGGCGTCCAAAGGGGCCATGATGATTGATCTGATTGATCATCAAAAGTATGTAGTAGAACTTACAAAGTCTGAATGCGCTAACATTGAGGTCATAGGGAACCCACAAGGATCACAGGCATTTAACTTGCCTCAAAACCTCAGGAGACAGAAAGGGCCGAATAGAGCAAGAAAAGATTCTTATTCTGCCTTGGTTCTGGGCAATTGGTTTGCCAAGGTGTTCTTTGATTCAGAAAATGCTAATGAAGAGAGAAAGCCAGAAGGAACATTTATTCCTTTTGCTATTTGAAAAGTTCTAAAGTCACTTTTATAACTTTAGTGTAAACTTTGATATGGCTCGTAGATATACTAAACGCTCTGAATATTGGGAAAAGTTCAATAAGAAAAAAATTCCACTTGAAAACCTAATTCAACCTCAAGACGAGGGTTTTCAGCCAGAACTAATTGGAGAACCTGTTTTCAGCTCAGAGTCTTCTCGTTTAGACTCTCCTACAGCTAGAACGAAAGCTCGTACCAATGCTGTTGCCACTTCAGGCTTAGGTAATAAATTTGAAAATATCAAAAACGGAATCTTACCGTTTAACTATGAGAAAGACTCTGCAGACGCTAAAGAAGCAGTAGAACTTTGTCAAAAAGCTTATTTTAATATTTCTTCTTTTAAAGGCACGATTGATCTTTTGTCTGAATTTGCTGACTCAGAAGTATATCTTGAGGGGGGTACAGAAAAATCTAGAAAATTTATCGACGCTTGGTTCAAAAGAATCAAGATGCATGATTTAAAACAACAATACTTCAGAGAGTATTACCGATCAGGTAACGTCTTCTTTTATAGAGTAGATGGGAAAATACCTCTTAAAAATTCACAAAAAATGCTAGAAGCTTATGGGGCTAGTTCTAGGAAAGAAATCCCTATTAGATATCTTTTGATCAACCCCACAGATATCGCAACAAAAGGCTCTGTTTCATTTAGTGGCTATGAATATTTTAAGGTATTATCTCCATTTGAAATTTCTCGGCTGCAAAAGCCAGAGACAGAACATGAGTTAGAAATGTTTAAATCTTTGCCCGAAGATGTCCAACAAGCCCTTAAATCAGGAAAAAGTTCTTATGCAATGACTAGAGTTCAAATTAAACTTGACCCACAATTATTGCACGTTGTTTTCGCTAAAAAGCAAGATTACGAGCCTTTGGCGATCCCCTTAGGTTATTCTGTTCTTGATGATATTAATAGAAAAATAGAATTGAAGAATATTGATCAGGCAATTAGTCGTTCTATTGAGAATGTAGTTTTATTAGTGACAATGGGCAATGAGCCAGATAAGGGCGGAGTCAATCACCGAAACCTAGCTGCCATGCAGCAAATATTTAAGAATCAGAGTGTTGGTCGTGTTCTTGTTTCTGACTATACAACAAAAGCAGATTTTATCATTCCAGATATTCGGAAAGTCGTAGGCCCAGAAAAATACGAAGTCTTAAACAGAGATATTGAACAGGGTTTGCAGAACATTCTTATAGGAGAATCCAAATATTCGGATACTCAAATCAAAATGAAGGTTTTCTTCCAGAGATTAGAAGAGTCTCGTAGAGCCTTCCTAAATGACTTTATTAATCCTGAGATCAGAAGAATATGCAAGGCTGCTGGCCTTCGTTCTTGGCCAGAAGCTAAATTTGTTAGGACAGATACAATGGATGACAATAACCTGTCAAAGTTGGCCACAAGATTGATGGAGTTGGGAGTCCTTACCCCAGAACAAGGCATGAAGGTTGTCCACACTGGAGTTTTCCCTAAGGCTTCTGATATGCAAGTAGCTCAAGATAAATTTAAGGAAGAGCGTGAAAAAGGGCATTATATGCCTCTTGTAAATACAATTAATTTGTATAATGAAGAAGAGGGTGGTTCTCCAGAACCTAATAAACCTCAAGCTGTTGCACCGTCTGGGGGAAGACCGATTGGGGTCTCTAATTCCTCTTACTCAAAGAAAAACATCGTGGAAGCCACTAAAAGAATCAATGAACTTGAAATTTTAGCTTTTAGAGAATTCGCTTCAAAGTTTGGACTCAAAAGAATGTCTAAGCAAAAGAAGGAGATGGTGACTCAAGTTTGTGAATCTATTGTTATCGCTAAAGACAGTATTGATTGGGAGCCTACTTTATCAGAAATAGTTCAAGATTTAGACAAGCTGTCTTCTCTCGCAGTCAACCAAAAAGTTCTAGAATTAGGATGTCAACATCAATTGGATGACTTGGCTTCTGCAATTTTATATCATTCAACTCAAATTTCCGTGTAAGACATAATATGTTGTTGGATGATTTTAACATTTGCTTATTTGAAGGAAAAGTAAGGGAGATAAAAAACGAAGAGTTTGAATTATTTGGGCTTTCTAAAGGTTCTATTCAAGAAGCCGCAGAATCTTTGTTGCCAGAAGACTTTAATCCAGAAGAGAATATCGATGTTTTGCCTGTGGTCTTTAATTTGGCCAAGGTGAACGAGTTTAATAAAAATGGAGACGGCATTGATGCGGAAACAGCTATCGCAGCTGTAAAACGTTTTATTAATAAGCCAATCAATATTGAGCACAAAAAAGATAAAATAGTTGGTCATATGATTAATGCTTCATTCTCTGATAAAGAGTTTGATTTTAAAGATAATGATATTGAATCTTATGCTGATAAAACAGAGCCTTTTTATATTAATGCTGCTGGATTGATTTATAAATCTGTTTATCCTGAATTAGCCGAGGCTATCACAGAAGCTTCTGAAGAAGAGGAGCCGTCTTATCAAAGTATCTCTACCAGCTGGGAACTAGCATTCAAGCAGTTTGAAGTGGCTGTTGGCTCTAAATATCTAAACGAATCTATCATCGCAGAAGGTGCTGAAAAAGAAGATTTAAAACAATATATTAGAGGGTTAGGAGGGAAGGGAGTCGATAAAAACGGCAATCCTGTGAATAGATTAATTGTCGGCCAAACTTATCCTTTAGGGGCAGCATTAACTAAAAATCCTGCCGCCGCAGTAAAGGGAGTTTATACAACAAAAAATGATTTAGATAATAAAAAAGTAGAAAAAATTTCCCGAAATAGTAATATTAATGTAAACTCAAACAAATTAAAAAGTATTTTTAATATGGATAACGAACAATTTGATCAATTAATCTGTCAGTTGACCAAGAGTGTTGCTTCTGCTGTGAAGGAAGGCTCTGAGGCTAAAACTGTTAGCGAAAGTATCCGCGATACTCTCGTAGAACACAACGAGTCTTGGACTTCCAAGATGAAAGTTGAGCAGGAAGCTAAGGCTAAAGCCGAAGCTGAGCTTAATGAGTTGCAAGACTCTTTTAAGCAAACAAAAGAAGAACTAGACGCTCTTAGGGGTGAGGTTGAAGCAAAAGCTGCTGTTGACCTTTTCAATGACCGTATGAATTTTATTGATAGCGATTATGACCTTAACGAGAAAGAACTCGCTTTGGTTACTGCTGAAGTAAAAGACCTAGGTTCTTCCGAAGAAAATTTTAATTCCTATAAGGAAAAGCTTGAAGTGATTTTTGCTCACAAACTCAAAAAGAATATTGAGTCAAAAGAAGCAGAAATTAAAGCTCGTATCGACGAAGCTATTGCTAGCCGTGAAGAAGGTGACGAACCTGAAGAAGAGGCTGCTAACGAAGAAGAGTCGGAAGAAGAGCTTGAAGTTGAAGGAGAAGAGGCTGAAGCTTCTATCCCTAATAACAACGCTGAAGCAAGCGAACAAATTTCTTTTGTCGAGAGGCTTAAGAAGAACTTCTCTGTAGAAGTTGCAAACTAAAAAATTAACAATTATATATTATGGCTAACGAAATTACACGTTTATTGCCCTTTCGTCAATATGACGAGAATGATGTTATCAACTTCTATTCTCTTGATGCCGAAACGGGTGAGGCTGGTTCTGTTGTAAAGGTAAGCGCTGCTAACCTTTCCGACGATCCTGTCAGTTATGTTGAACGAGGCGATGCCGACTCGTATCAATCCACTATGGGCAAAGGTCTTTCCCTTTACCCAGAAGTACCTTACAAGGTGACCAAAATGGTCGCTACTGGAGGTAATGCTAAAGCTCTCGGAATTCTTTTGCGCGATGTCCGCGCTAAAGATGAAAACGGAGAGAACCTTCTATACTACCCACAGAAGAAGGAAGAACTTCAGTGTGTTGTATCTGGCGAAGCGGTTCCTATCGCTACAAAAGGTATCTTCACAATCAATGCAAATGGTCTCACAAATGGAGTCGCACCTACTGTTAATCAGTTCGCTGTGCCTTCTTTGAATGGAACTATTACTGGTATCACTAGTACTGCAGCTAACCACGGTCAACATCACACTCATTCAATCGGAACCTTCATTGGAACTGGACTTCGTGAGTCACAAGGTGGAACGACTGATGCTTTCGCAGGTGCTTACGCAATTCTTAAACTTAACTGCTAATATTTACGAAAATGAAAATCACAATTAAAAGAACTGAAGATCAGTTGGCTCTTATTAGAGCAATGGGATCTAATAATCGTGAAGAGGCTTATGAGGCTCAGGCAGCAGTTGCAGAACTGCTTGGACCTGTTGTATCTGAAGTTATCAACAATGCTCCTACCATTGGAAATCTCTATACGACGATTTCTTATGGAGAAGATGATAATCCTTCTCTTCCCTTGGACCTTTTCCACGACATTACCGACCAAGACTACATTGAAGTGTATTCTCAACAGGTTGCTGGTGGACTCCCATACAGTCAAGTCTTCCCCGCTCACAATGAGTTGAAGTTCAGCACTTACACTTTGGACAGTGCTCTTGCGTTTGATCGCAAGTACGTCCGTAAGGCTCGCCTCGATGTTGTAAGTAAGACTTTCACTCGGATGGCTCAAGAAGTCCTGCTCAAGCAAACGACTACCGCTTTCAACGTTCTCGCTACCGCTTTGGTAAAAGGAACTGGAACTGGAACAACCGCTGGTGGAAGCATCATTGGTTCTTCTGCGGCTGACCGTTTTGTCCTTGCAGACTTTAATAACCTGATTACCAAGAGTAAGCGTATCAATAGTTCCTTCAGTGGAGGAACTCCTGTTGGAGGCATTAAATCTGGTATTTCTGATCTCCTTATTTCTCCAGAAATGGTCGAGGAGCTTCGGGCAATGGCTTATAACCCAATCAACACCGCTGAAGCCCCTTACGGATCTGCAGTTAAGGACAGTCTTCCTGCTCCTGACGCTCTTCGTCAAGAACTCTTCAGTGCTGCTGGTCTTCCTTCTTTCTACGGAATTAATGTTATGGAGATCAACGAGATGGGCATCGGACAACGCTTCAATAAGCTCTTTGGTGCTGTTGTTGCTTCCGAAGGTGCTACTGTTATCGGTGGTGGAGGATCTGGAACTTGGGTAACTGGTGATGATGAAATTCTCATCGGTATCGACCGTTCTAAGGATGCTCTTATCCGTCCTACCGTTGTTGGTGAGGGATCACCATCTGAATTCCAAGTCCTTGTTGACGATCAGTTCTCTGTTCGTCAGAACAAGATTGGATACTACGGTAAAGTTGAAGAGGGTCGTATTTGCATCGACAATACAGCTCTTATCGGCTTGGTGGTATAATCAACCTGATGTTACTTATAAAGAGAGTCGCTCCATAAGGGGCGGCTCTTTTTTTTTGATTTTTATCTAAATTTTAACTATTATGTATTATGAGTGAGAAAAAACCAGCAAAGAAAATGAAAGCTTCAAAGGGAATTGAAAAGAAACACTTAGAAGAGTTTGATGTCACTGATGGTAAACACAGGAGTTCTAAGGAGGAACAGATTGAACATGTAAAAGAATTAGAAGATCTATTGGGTATGCCTCAAATGAATCCTTATGGGACACTACATCGAGACGTTTTCAGGCAACGTCTAGATTCTTGTAATGCTTCTGAATTAACTGATTTAGCAGCTAGAGTTGGCATCCCAAGAGAGAGAAATATGAACCTACTTAGGAAATCTTTGATGAAATCTTTTGATTTTTATGTCCAGAAACACAACGTAACAGTTCAAGGTTCATCTAAACCAATTTTAGATCCAAGTTCCCCAGACTACGAATCTACTGTAAGGTTATTTAAAGAAGGTTTTTAATTAATGAATGATCTTGGAGTTTTAGCTACTGATATTGTCACATATGATTTCCCTAATGATACGGGGTCATATAATGTTGGATTTGTTTCTGGGTGGCTGGAAACTAATATTGGAGAGTTTAATGGCCTTATACATGAAGAATTTTCAGTAGACTCTACTGGAGCGATCTTAATGGATAATACAGGTCTAGCTGAAGTAGAAAAGAATATTTTTTCTAAATTGTATGAGATCTGGTATTACCAAAAATCAGCAAGAGAATCTCTAAGATCATTTACTTATTCTGATTCTGTAGATTGGGTGACCATTAAAGAAGGTGATACGACAATCCAGAGACAGAATAAAAACTCTGTAGCCAAAACATATAAGGATTTAGGAGAACAAGCTCAAGAAGCTCTTGATGGACTCCTTTTCCAGTATAACTATCAAAAATCTTCCCCCGTTCAAGTCGCAGGGACAGATGGAACTTTTAACTTGTCTGGTCAATTAGTTTAATATGCCCTCCTTACTCACAGACGCTGAAAAATCCGCTATTAATTCAGCTTTAAGTAACGTCCATGATACATTTGCTAGAAATATCTTTATCTACGTCAAGGAGGCTTCTGTGGTCCCAGCTGAGCTTAATTTCAACCCTTTGTATGGCAGAAATAAAAACGCAGCCAAAATCTCTTCTGAGATAACTCTAACCAAGTACACGTTCCCTGCTCGCATTTATTATAAAAACGAACAAAAAGAAGATATACTAGATGGGAACGGACAAATGAATCTTGTAGGATCAGAAGGCCAAATTAGAGTCAAAATAAAAGCTGACGCATACGAGAAACTTAAGATTTGTTCAAAGATAGAAGTTGATGATCAACTCTTTGTAATTGATGGAGATGCAAAAATCATCGGACCATTTGATACTCAATTTTACTCGATCTTTTTGAAACGTGAAAACTAATGGCAAAAAAGAATTTCATGAGGGTTTCAAAGCCCGTGGTGACTATAAACGCCAAAGAACTACTAAGAGAGCTTACTGCAGATAGCCCGAATAGTAAATCTATGGCGATGGCTATTCGGCAGGTTATCGCTCCAAAAATAGAGGATAGGCAGAAAGACCTACAAAAAGAATTTAAAGTACACCCAATCACAGTTGAATTAGATGCTGGTCCGACTGCGTCTAATACTAGTGGAAGCTTGGGAGGATACGGTAACCTTTTTTCTTTTATAGGGTTCTCAGGAGGAGATAATCCAACGGAAATTATATCTGAGATTTTTAGACAAAAGATTAGGTTTACGGTACGGAAAAGGAATAACAAAGGGCAATACAACGTTACTTTTTATATACCCTCTACAGATGACATATATAATTTGACTCCGATCCCTTGGATGACAGGAAAGAGTTGGGCGAAAAGCGTTGAAGAAGGAGGTATAACAAACTTAGGGCAGTTTCTATACAGCTCTGCTGGTTTTGGGCAATCTTCTTCTGGTACGGGGATACAGGTCAAAAATAGATCTTCTGGTGTAAAGTTTACTAGGACTCCGTATATTGGGCAGTTAATAGAGAATTTTAAAAAGAATTTGTTAAGGTTAGATAGATGAAAGCACAATTTGATCAGAATATTTTATCCAGTTTTTACCTATGGTTTGAAAATCGCTTGTTGAGTGATTCGGCTAAGGCTTATAAAATAGATTTAGATAATGCTTTTGTATCAGGATCTTTTTCTGATATACCATCAACTCATATAGGATTTCAAGGCAAGTACCGATCTCTTGTAGGAGAATATGGAGTTGATAATCCAAACTCAGGTTTTTTCTTAGGGAATAATTTTATTACAGGTGATTATGACGAAAATGGAGGTATTTTTACAGATTACGAAAATGGTAGACTTATTTTCCCGCAAGCCTCTGGTGCAGAGATAGCAAGCAATGCTTTGACGGCAAATTCTACAGTAAAAGAAGTAAATACCTATATCACAAATGATACTGATGCTCAAATCATCATTCATTCTGATTTCAAAGATAGCGCTACAGAGTTACCTTATCAGTATGGTAAAACGGGAGAGTTTGATGAGACCACTTACTTTTTGCCAGCATGTTTCATATCTGTAGCTTCTTCAGATAACAAGGAATTTTCTTTCGGGGGAGAGGAAGACACTACTACTAGAATCAGAGTTATGGTATTATCCTTTGATAATTATACTCTAGATTCCGTTTTATCTTTATTTAGAGACTCTGTCAGAAAAGACATGACTCATGTCCCATATGAAGATTTCCCATACGGTTTCTCTTTTTCCATTAAAGATTTCCCTTATAATTATAATAATTTAATTTCAGGGCAATCAGATCCTGTGAAGTCTCATATCAAAGATGTTTCTGTATCAAAGATCGTGTCAGAAAGAATCAGGGAAAACTTAAATAAAAATATCTCAATTGGCTATATTGACTTTGAATTATGCACTTATCGTTTCCCTAGGGCTTAAATCTGTGTAAGAAGGTGTAAACCTTTACATTTTTAACTTAAAATCTTATGGCTTCTAGAACTAGAATAATTTCACAAAGCAAAGCTGTTTATGTATCCCCTACTGGTACACTTGGTGGCCTTACAGCGCCTCAAGCATCACTCACTGGCGTTATGCCTCAACAGCTACATCGAGTAGACACTTTATCTTTTGACGTTGATATCGCTGGAGGGCGACAGGACATTAGAGAATTTGGTCAACTAGCACGAATTGGAACGATCACTTTAGGTGATCTTAACCCCTCTTTTTCCCTTGGGTATTATCTTGGGAATGGAGAAAACGAGGGTAATTTAGGATTTAATGGTCTCGGTAAGAATAACGCTGGCGTTCTTCAAGATCAATTTATCTCTGGGATCATTGCTGAAGATCCAGCCAAAAGAGAGAAGAACCTTTTTGTTTTGACTGTTAAAGAGGGCGAAGATGCTTTTGCATCTACTAGTTCATTTATTGATAACCCAACTGGGAGATTCTCTACAGCGGAAAGAGCTGGTCATGATGTTGTTTCTCTCGGGAACTGTAACTTTGAGAGTTATTCTGTTAACTTTGCTGTTGGAGAGATCCCAAGGGTAGATATTGATGGAACTGCAGAAAACATTACATTTGATACAACAAGTTCTGGCCTTTATAACCCATCTTTGAATAGAGCTGGTGGCCGCGCAGATACGGGTCAATTTATGCTTGGTACTCCTAGTACAGGTAATATGGATGTTCTTGTTCTACGCCCAGAAGATGTAACTCTAGCTTTTTCCACAGAAGAATTTTCTTTTGGAGGAACTGATCTCGGAGATATGCATGTTCAGAGTGCTTCTATTGAAGTCCCTCTTTCTAGGACTCCTATTGAAGCCCTAGGATCAGCCAAGGCTGTTGCTAAGCCCTTGGATTTCCCAATCAACGTCACCATGTCTGTGAGTGCGCTGCTCAAAAATATTCAATCAGGTCAAATAGATAAGATCTTGACTGGAAACGCTGGAAATGAGACGACAAATATCTCTCTTACCGTAAAGGGAAGTGACGGGAAAACTAAACATCAATACACTATGCAGAAGGCTGTGATGGATTCACAGGGATTCTCTCAAGGCTTAGATGATAATGAATCAATTGAATTGACATTCTCCACTCAGGTTGGAGGAGTAAACCAAACTGATCAAGGATTCTTTTACTCTGGAATTAATGCAAATCAACCTGATGTATATAGCACTACTGCTTCTCAAAAATTTGGAGAAGGATTCATGTATAAAAAGAACAATACCATATCACCTTATTCCTCGGAAGACGGAGCTGGGTCTTAATATAACTATTATATCTAGAAAAAGCCTCGCAGGAATGCGGGGCTTTTTTGTGTAAACTACTATATGCCAGATAGGATTCATTCTAGTGATGTTCAGCTTTTTGTAGATGATCAGCGGATTCCTTCTGTAACCTCGCTATCTATTTCATCTCCTAAGAGTGTTGTTGATATCCAAAGATTAGGAGCTTCCCACTCTGTAGACAGAATATTAACCTCCAACCAATCTACCACATTAACCTATGACGTTAATTTAACAACTGGAGCTACTGGGATTGACCCTATTTACAGCTACCAAAATATGAAGTCAGGTTTTTTATCTACTGGTTTTTTTGAATTTAAAGCAAAGGACTCTGTTGGTGTGACCACTATTTCTGGAGCAGCTTTAACATCTTATTCTATTAATGGATCTGTGGGGGATATTGTTAAGGGATCTTCTTCTTACGAGGGAGATGGAGCTATTTTTACTAACGCTGGAGCTTTAACAAGTGAATCTAACGATATATTTGACGGGTTCTTTAGACCTGAAGATATCGAGATCTACACATCTTCTAACGGCGACGAAGGAATAGATACTACTGGCTTAAATATACAAGATTTTTCTATATCAGTTTCTCTTCAAAAGACTCCTGTAACTAGGTTGGGTACTAGAGTCCCTCAATACAGATATCCTCAGATGCCAGCTCAGGGGAGTCTTAATTTTAATGTTTTAAAGACAGATGTTACTGGAATTAATATTTCCAGTCTAGTTTGCGAAAGCGGGGTGATTACTATCGACTTAAAAGGTAGAGACAATGAATCTATTTTAGATTTTACTACAAGTGGCTGTTGTTTAGAATCTGTTGAGGAATCGACTTCTCTAGACGATAATACTTCTGTAAGTTTCTCTTACTATTTCCCAATAATAAAATGATTACTAGCGGAAACCTACCAAATTATAAAAATTGTATCTACAATGTAGATGTAACGATTGATTCTCCTATCAGTGGTTTTGAGTTTTCCATTATGGAGACAGGTATAGACGGAGGTTTTAAAACAGCTAACTTAATGACGTTTTCTGGAGCGGAAGGTTATATATTTGACCAAAGTGGTAATTTCTTTGGGGGTTATAGAAGCGGAGTCCCCTTTGACCTTGAAATACATCATGATTTTCTAAACTCCACGTTTTCTTATTATAAAGATGATATTTTAATAGCTAATGGATTAGATGTGACGGGAGATAGCGTTTTGAATGGAAGGTCAAATCTAGTTATGTTCACTAAACATGGGGACTCGGTACTTTCTTTAGAGGCCACAGGTTGTATAAGTTGATTTTTTTCTGTATATTTATATAATAATATACATGAAAGAGCTATACTCGTTTGATGTAAAGAGAACCATTGAGAAAGAGGTTCCTCATGTCAAAAAAACTAAAAATGGTCCAGTTGAAACTACTAAAAAAGTAAAAAACACCATTAAGAATAGAATTGTTTTTCGGAAGCCATCTATTCTAGACCTTGAAGACGCCGAGTTCTTCTACGGGCAGAAATACAACGAATATATTAACGCTGGATTTTTAACTAAAGCTATGCTGTCTAAGAAACTTGGAGACATGGGCGGGCTTACTTCTAAAACGTCCCAAGAAGCCATGAACCAGATTATCATTGATAATATGGAATCCTCAAGAACAATTGAGTTTTTTGCTGGTGCAAAAGATTTGTCTGAAGAGCAAAAAGAGCAGTTAGAAGAAGCTAAAAAACTGTTCACGCATACTAGAGTTCAACTACATGAATATGAAACTTCTCTAAGGTCTCAATTCAGTCAAACTGCAGACTCAAAAGCTGAGATAAAAGTTATTGAGTGGCTGGTGTTAAACTTCTCTTATTTTGAAGATAGTATCAATGACAAGAAAGATTTGTTTGATATTTTTGAAGGAGACGAATTTGAGCAAAAACGGATGTTCTTGATTAGACTACAAGAAGCTGAAGACGAAGACATTGAAGACGCTACATTCTTAAGAGCCAAAAAGATTTACGACGAGTGTTTTGAGAAGCTTATTAGGGTTGCTAGTATTTGGTATAATAAAATGGGCAATGATCAGAAATCAATTGATGAAGCTCTAAAAGACCTGTTTGAACCTGAAGCAGAAGCTTTAGATGAACAACAAGGAGAATAAATACTCTATTGACTTATTAGACATAGTTCGTGGATACAGTGTTTTAACAAGTTCTGATAGTCAATGCTATTTCAAGCACTTTACTGTGCTTGAACTTCTTGAATTAGATAACCTACAAGAGCTTGATATTAGTCGATCTATAAAATCAGGTATTAAGACCGAGAAAGATCTAGTTGAGACCGCTATTAAAAGAAAGTCTTGGTCAGTGCAGAAAGAGGATAAAATAAAGTCCTTAGAGTGGACTATAAAAAAATCACTTACAGCTTTCGGTAAGATTGAAGATCCCAAGCAAAAGGAAATATTCAAGAGGCAGATAGATAGTCAAGAAGACGAACTCAAAGAAATCAGGGTTAAAAGAGCCAATATAACTTCTTATAGTGCGGAGCACTTATCTGAAGTAAAAAGAGTTAAGAGGATGTTTAAACAGTCTATTTTTATGGATTTAGATTTTACAGAATCTCCGACTCAAGAGCAAGAGCTTGTTTTTACTACAGCTATGTTCTCTAGGTATGGGGAACTCAATAATCGAGAATCAATATTAAAAGCCTCTTATTTTGGTGGGTTTTTTGATTTATTCTCTGCTCAAGATGGGAATCCTTTAACGCTCTTGGGTAAGACATTTGAGGATATAACAAACTTTCAAAAATATCTAATCGTAGTCTCCAATGGGTTATTAAATAAGATTAAAAACACAAGAATACCCGAGGAAATTTATGGAGACCCAGTAAGAATGATGAATTACGAGGAGAAAGAAGAGAAGGACACAAAGGTTTCTCATGGTCTAGATGATCTAAGACGTAAATCTCAAGTAAGAGGGGGAGAACTTAAAGCAGAGGACTTTTTAAGCTGATAGGTGTAAATTACACTATATGGCTACCAGTCTAAATGCATCCCTAAATGTCTCTCTAAACCCGCAGAGCCTGAATTCTTCTACGAAGCAGGTTCAACAGGCTTTAGGGAGAATCACGGGACAAGCCTCGGAGTTCCAGAAATCTCTGGATGCTTCCACGGCTCGTGTCTTTGCATTTGGAGCTACTACCGCCGTTCTAAACGGAGTAACTCAATCTTTTAAAAAATTAGTTTCTTCAACTATTGAAGTAGAAAAACGATTAATTGAAATAAACTCTATTTTTCAAGCTACTGACGCGACATTCAATAAATTTAGGAATTCAATATTTAAGGTTGCAAAAGAAACTGGCCAATCATTTGCGACCGTTGCAGATGGTGCTGCTGAATTAGCTAGGCAAGGTCTAAGCGCAGAAGAGACCGCTAAAAGACTAAAAGCGTCTTTAGTCCTAACGAGAATCTCTGGATTAGATGCAGAGAAATCTGTTAAAGCCCTCACTGCTGCGATTAACGGGTTTGCATCTGCTGGATTAAACGCAAATCAAATCGTTAATAAATTGGTTGCTGTTGACACAGCTTTCGCTGTATCTGCTCAGGATTTGGCAGAGGCATTTAGTCGTGCTGGATCTACAGCGGAGGATGCTGGAGTTAGTTTTGATCAGCTCTTGGGGCTTGTGACAGCTGTAGAACAAAAGACAGCTAGGGGAGGAGCGGTTATTGGTAACGCATTTAAATCTATTTTCACTAGAATATCTAGGGGAAGTACAATTGACAAACTTAAAGAGTTGGGGGTTGAAATTGATGCGACTCAAACAGGAATTCAAAAACTCAACGCTTTATCTGTAGCCTTGCAGAATGTCTCCGATCCAACTGTGGCTTCTCAAATCAAAGAACTCGCAGGTGGCGTATTCCAAATTAACGTTGTTAGTGCTGCTTTAAAAGACTTGGGTTCTGATACTTCTATATTTGCCAGTGCAGCGAGAACAGCCTCTCAAGCCACAAATGAAGCTTTTCAAAAGAACGCAGAGTTAAGCAAATCAATATCATCTCAAATAAATGTACTTGTTCAGGGTTTAACCAGTCTTTCTGAAAAGATAGGGACAATTACTTTTGGGCCTCTTCTACAAAACCTAATTGGTTTAGCCAATAAGTTTACAGAGTTTTTGGATAAGGCTCTTGATCCAGATAAGGGCAATACGTTTATTAAAGGATTGTTTAAAGCCATAGGTAGTTTCCTGAGTGGCCCCGCTGTAGTCATCTTTACAGCTGCTTTTATTAAGATTTTCAAATTAGTCGCTAGGTTCGCTGGAGACGGATTAAAATCCTTGTTCGCGATTGGAACCCAGACAGAGAGGATTAAAAATATTGAAGGGGGGATCGTCGGTTTGCTGCAAAAGGATGAAAGCCTTAGAAATGCAATTACAAGCTCGACAATAACTCAAGCCCAAAAAGAACAATTAGTTTTAAATGCTATAAGGAGCGAAAACAAACTTTTGGAGCGACAAGCCCAGTTGGTGAGGCAAATTGCGACCTCTGCTGCCGCGAAAGGTGTTACTGGGTTTAGTGCTACTTCTGGGACTTTTAAGGGTCGGCGGGGCAAGCGTTATGCTTCTGGATTTATGGAGGAAGAGGCTACCGCTAGAATGCTTGGCGCTCCTAATAATGTGCAAGCTCATTTCGGTAAGGGGACTATTGGTGGCCGTAGATTTGTCATGAATGACAATGAGGTAGAGATACCTAATTTTGCAGGAGGAAATTCTGCTGTTATCCCCATGTATGCTGGAGGAAATCTACCCAAATATAACAGAGGGTTTTTATCTCCCCTCAAGAATAGGACAGATATAACAACTAGGCAACAAGCTATAGATGCTGGATATAGTGGAGCTGCTGCCAGTAGTAGATTCGGAGCAGCCCCGAAGGTTGCGCCTACTCAAAAAATGGAGGATGTAATTCAAGTTAATCCTACTGGATCAGCTATGCTTGTTCCGAATATAGGTAAAACCTCTAGAATAAATAAGGGGACTAGAGGTAGATTTAAATTCAAGGGTAAGAACATGGGGTTTGAATACGGGGCGGGATTGGGTGTTTATGGACCCAAGGTTCCAGAAACTGTTGATGGAGCAGCCAACCCTCAAGACGAAAGACTGAGGAAGAATATAACAAGAGGGGTTACTACAAGTGCAGCAAACTATGCTGGATCGTTAAATCCTATTCTAGGTAAGCCTAAACCATCTCAAATTAGCAAAATGCTACAAAGACAGGGTGGTGGTAAAGGAGCACTCAGAGGAGTTGTTGGCGCGGCATTTGAAGCTGCTGTTAATGTTGGATTAGGAATTAGTCCAGCCCGAAAGGTCGATGGGGGAGATTTTGATATTAAGGGGGTTAGTGGAGAGAAACGCAAAGATGTTAACACCATGTTTGGAGTTAAAAACCAAGCGACAAACCTGTATGATTATAAGGAGAATGCTGGAAAGAATAGTTATTCTAGTTTTGCTAAAAAATTAGCTAACCAAGGGAGATATACTACGGTTAAGAGGCCCAAGTTTTCTAAGAAAAGTTTTGCTGGAGGCTATATGCCTAAGTTTGCTAAAGGGACTAAAGGGGCTAAAGGGGCTAAAGGGGATACTGGTGGAGGCGGCGAAACTGGTCCGACTGGTGCATTAATGATTGGTCTTTTCTCACTACAAGGTATCTTGGGAGGCGTAACATCAAGTTACGAACAAAATAAAAACGCTGTAGATGCTAGTACTTCAGAGGAAATAGAATCTTTAAAACAAAGTAAAAAAAGTTATGCAGACATAAAATCTGGCATCAAAGCTATTAAAGAAGAAGGCAAGGCTAGAGTAGGAGCAAAATCAGCAATGCAGAGTCTAGCAGAGGGTGCTTCAATAGCAGCTAACGCACTAATAACTTTAAGTACCCTAAATCTCGTTACTGGAGGGGGGGCTGGTGCAGCTGGGAAATTCCTTTTGGGAGGAGGAGCTGGTTTAGGAGGTGCTGCTTCAACAGGTTTTCTGGGCAATCTAGGAAGAGGAGGAAAGGGTCAGATGTCTCAAATGAGAGATTATGGCAAGTTTAGAAAAATGGGACTTGGCCCACAAGCTGCAATGAAGGGTTCTCAAGCGGGTGTGGCGGCTAAAAGACTCGGAACTGTCGGAGCAATTGGGGTGGGAGCATTTCAAGCTGGTTCAGCTTTCTTTGATAAAGATTTAGAACAGTCTCAAAAAGACGAGAGATATAAAAGTGCCGCTGGCTCTACGGGTGGAGCTTTGATAGGTGGACTGATTGGTTCTGTAGTACCTGTTGTTGGGACTATTATAGGGGGAGCAATAGGAGGATACTTAGGCGGCAAATTAGGAGACTCTGAAGGAGCAGACCAAGAAGTAAAGCTTAGGAAACAGGCTTCCTCTAGAGAGGCTAGAGAATCTGGAGTTTTAGATTTTGACGTATCTACATTTAATGAAGAAGTAAAAAAGAATTTAGAATTTGTTAAACAGTCAGATGGTTTTGCAGCCTCTGTAGGTCTTGAAAACGCTTATTCAGCAGCTTTAGCAGCCAAAACAGAAATCCTTGAGCGGGGCAAAAGGGGAGAAGAGATTTCGGATAAAGAGAGAGAAATAGTTCAACATAATTTAAATCAAGCTGCGATGAGGCTAGCGGGTACTAGATTCTTAACCGAAAAGGCAGAACTAAAAAATCAAGAAAACATAATTAAGGCAAATGATGCTATAGGAGTCGCAAGTTTTAAGTTAGCTAAGGCTAGAGAAGCTCTAGCTATGGGCGCTCTTGTGGGTGATAGAATTAAATCAGAGCAAACTCAGGGTACACTAAGAACCCAGTTATCTGAATCTGTCTCTGGTCCCTTCGCTGGCGCTGTAGGATTAGCCTCTGAACAAAACTTAATGTTTAGGGATATTAATGCAGCCAGAAATGAAAAAGCAATAGCTCAAAAACAATTTGATGAAGCCAATAAGTTTGGATCTGGAATTTCGGAAGAAGATTTAAAGGGGCTTCAGGATGCTGTAACTTCAGCTGGAGAAAACTTTGATTCAATTGTGAATAAGTCGGCTATTTCATTTAAGAATAAAATGGTAGCTCTTGAAAAAGGTATATTAGATATAGAGAAGCAAAAATCAAAACTAAAAGAAAAAGAAGTTCAAGCTTCAGAAAACTTTATTCAAAAAGCCGTAGCGGGAAATAAAGGGGGGGGATCATTGAATTTCTTAATGGACTCTATGACCAATCTAAGAGCTTTTACAAAAGATATCCAAGCTAGGAAGTCTGCTGTAGAAAGAAGAGGAGGGACTTTTGAAATGACAAGAGAAGAGGTCCGTAAATTAGCTCAAATGCAAGCCGCTGTTCAGCAGGGTGGAGAGAATGCAGGGTTGACTCAAAACTTCTCTGAACTAATTAAGAAACTAGCGCCTGAACTTTCTAAAATATTTTCTGGAGAGGGGGCTATGGGAGCTAAATCCAGAGCTAGAGTTTATTTCGGGGATAAAGAGTCTAGAGAGGCGCTAGAAAGAGCAGCTAGAAAAGGAGGTTACAAAGGGGAGAGTGTTGTTGACGATCTCCTTGCTGGAGAAGGGATGTCAGAGAAAAAAGCGATAGATGAATTGACTAAAACTCAAGAAGATTTAAGAAGACAACTTGAGATAACAAAAGAAAATTACAAAAGATTAGAAACGGACGCAGATACTGCTGGGTTAGCTAAGAATATAAATAGCTTGTTGGATGAAATGAACAATGCAGCTGCAAATGTAGCTAATTTAAATAAATTTTCAGCCAAGATAACTCAAACAGTTGTTGACACAAGTGGTTTAATTGAGACAAACGCTGAATTTGTATCAACTCAGAAAGCCTTAATAACTACATTAACTAAAGAGTTAGCCTCCTTAAAGTTGAAAGTTGGGAAGCTTACTACAGAAACAGATCTTGAGTAAAGATAATAAAATTTAAAATGGCTAGCTTAATAGTAACAAATGTTTTAACTTCTTCGGTTCAGATAGAATATTCTTATCTGAACACTGAGGAGCTATTTGGCTATAAGGTTGTTGGATCTTATCAGATTGACGTTTCTGATATTAATATTGAACAAGAAGACACTACTTTAGTTAAAGGCAGGGACGCTATTGAAAGCGCCTACAACAGGCCAAACATTACAGCAAGAATCGGAGCTGATGATTATATAAATGGTCAAATAACTTCATATAGTTTTGATGCTGGGACTCTAGTAGGATCTGAAGTTGTATCTGTTACAATAGAAGAGTATAGAAGATTAGATGATTATTCTTCTTCTGAGTTTGCAAAATACATTCCAAACCCTCATGCAATATCTAGTTTTTCTGAGTCTTATGATTTCTCTAGAAATGGCTCTGATTACAGCTCAAGTAGAAAGATATCCTTAACATATATTCAAGATGCGGGAGATCAATTTCTCAATAATGCCAAGACCTTTTTAACTAATTATTATTTCGGGAATAGACCTGACTTTGGTTATCAAGAAGATGGAATATCTGAAAACGCTAAAATTAGCAATAATTTTCGGGGCTTGATAAGTGAGACTTATGATCTTATTGGGCTAAGCGTTTCTTTAGAGGAGAATGTGAATTCTTCAATAGTTGATGATGCAAATAAGGTCAGTAAAAAAGAGACTCAAAACTTGAGTATTGATGAAAGAGGTTACTTAAACAAAACTATAAATATAGATCTTACTTCTCTTAGATTAGATTCTGAAAATGTTATCAATGCAGCTATAGCAAATATTATTGACGCGAAGAAGGCTGAAGAACAAGTTGAATTTGGCAACCCACACTCTATATCTAAAGCAGTCTCTACAGACGGAAATAAAGCAACTATCTCCCTTTCTTTTTCAACAGATCCCAAAAAATCTCAAGAGAATGTGATATCATATTCTGGAACTGAGAGTAAAGATGGAAGATTTATAAGTTATTCATTATCTATAGAATACGTATCGGATGGAAAGAACAATATAGATAAATTTAAAAATACTAGGGCTTCTTGGGGAAACGAGCAGCCTCTATATTCATTAAAAATTCGTAGATTATTTCATCCTACATTTCAATTTTTTGAAAAGAGTAGGTCAACAAACTTCTTAAAAACCGAGGGAAAGATTACTGAGAGTGTAGTATTCACTAGTGATGATGCATATCAATCATCTGACGATGGATTACTTAAATTTAAAAAGACTTTAAATAAAACAAATCAAATTAATAGATTGGAGAAATTTTTAAATTTAGAAGATTTAACAGATCAGATTGTACAGAGTAATCTAAAAACTGTCGGACAAGCGAGCGTGTCAGCTGAAGCTACAGTTAGTCAAAGTGCAGGAATACTCAAAGCCAAAGAAATTTTGCAATCAAAAACTGCGGAATTAAATGAATTGGTTGATGAGGATGTTATTCATATTACCTCGGATACAACAAGTCTAAACCTAGGGGACGGGAAAGCTACTAGAAACTTAACTTATTTATTTATTGAAGAGTAATGTCTGAACAAATTACATATGGAACTTATACTTTCCCAACTCCTTTCCCTTTCGTTGGACAAGGGGTTGAGCCTGTTTACCTTGGAGGCAAGGCTGACCACTTTAGAAATACGGTTGAACTCGTAGGCAACTTAACTGGAGAAAATTTAAGTGGTTTACACTTGCAGAAGATGCAAATGGTTAGTGGTTTAATGTCAACATTTGAAACTCTTACTGTTTCTCATGACGCAGGTAATAAGACTTTTACACAAGCAAAGCCTGAGACAATTTCTTTTTCCGATTCTGATTTGAGTACTGTCTTGCCTTATTCTGTATCTTTTAGCTGTTATAAATCGGAAGACTTTTCTGAATTTTTTGGAATAAATAATCCTACCGATACTTGGTCTTTTAATGAACAAGATGGTCGTGTGGTAGAGGCTAGCCACAATGTTTCGGCACAAGGGTTAAAAGTTGATGCGACCTCTCCATTGGTAAATGCTAGACACTTCGTCACTGGTAGAACAACAGGTTATCGTGATTTAAGTCTATTTTTGACTGGAGCGACAGGCTATTTGATGTCTAGGACAGAGAATATAGACAAGAGCCAGAATATCTACGGGCTGCAAGAAACTTATCGTTATAACTCAAGCGAGTATATGAAGACTGGCTTATCTGGAGTTTTTTCATCAAACTGTTCTATATCTTACGAGAAAGAAGCTGGTTTAAGCGTGAACGTTAACGCTAGTATTCAAGGGGACTTTGACTCCATTAGAAACTCGGAGGGTCTTGTGACTACAGGACTATTTACAGCATCTCAAGCTCAAGAAATTGCAGTTAACGCCATCGCATCTTCCCTATCTGATTATGAAAGCGGAATCTATACCTTTATGGATAGAGGTCCGAAAACAGTATCTTATGATATAGATACAGGAACTAATGTTATTAACTTTTCCTATGTATTCTCTGACCCTGAAAATACAGACCAAGTCGGAAATGTTTCACATAAGAGAAATTCTTCTGTGAATGCTAGCAAAGATGATTCAAAAGTTAAAGTTTCAATTCAGGGAGAATTTAAATATAATTCTCCTTTTGAAGTTATCCCTACTGGAGACCCAGCTACTGGGCAAAGGTTTATTGAAATAGATGAGCAATATAGTGGGATAGCTACTGGGTCTGGGTTTTTAAATTTAGCTATTGAGGCTTTGCAAGACTTTACAGGGTATGCAACTGGATACTATATAAGTGGAGACTATATTAACCCTGAGCCGCTTAGTAGGTCCATTTCTAAAAATCCATCTGATAGTATAATTAATTACTCATTAGAATTTGATAATAGGCCAGATCTTTCTAATGGAACCCTGACGGGTTTAAAAGTTACTTTAACTGATAAACAACCATTGGAGCGAAGTGGAATAGTTCCAAGTTTAGGGGGGTTTGCAAAACAAAAAATAAATAACCGTAGTGCAGGAGAGTTTTCTGCGTCTGCTGTTTGTGAAGCCTCCACAGGACAGTTGCAAGAACTAAAGGATGTTGTGAGTGGATATATGACAGGAGTATATATATTTTCTGAGTCAAGTAGTTTAAATGACAATTCTATTTCTTATAATGTAAGTAGATACTATTAATATGAGCGAAAAAGGTTTAAATTACTCTTTAACAGAATCATTAGGAAATAATAATGACTTACTTGTCTTTTATGATTTTTCTGGGCTTAGTGGTAGGCATATTGGAATTGATAATAGAGCAGGAACCAAATATTCTGTTATAGAAAATTGCGAGCCAGCAAATGATACAGGAATATATAGCGGAATTGTAGTTGGGTTAGGTTCTACCACAAATGCAGGGGCTAAACAGCTAACTACAGGAACATTTTTAATTAATGATAAAGCCGACTTGTCTGAATCAAACTTGCAAATTACAGGTACTGAGACACTGCCTTATTCTAACTGCTCTGTTATCATGGACTTTGAATTTAATGGAGAAGTGAATGATTGCGTATTATTTGGTTCTCTTGAGAAGAGTTCAACAACTATCAATGATCAAGTTATAACAGGAGCAAAAGGATTTAATTTCGGCATAACAGATAGGGGGAAGCTTTTTTACCAAGGGTTTGGCAAAGACGGGGATTTCATATATACTTCTAGTGATTTAGAATTATCTAAAAGAAACATAATTAGTTTTTCCCTTGGATTTAATCAAGTCACCATGTGCAAATATGATTTCTTCAATCAACAAATTGATAAGGATGATTTCAATGTTGACACATCTTTTATCGCTAATAATGAAGATTTTTACATCGGGGGTTCTAATCAATATTTTAGAGGGACAAACGGAGAATTTAAGACTTCTAATGTAAGCCTAAATTCCTTCGCTTTACTGTCGGGTTATATTTCTCCTAATACTATATTTGGTCTGGGTAGTGGAATGATAGGAAATTACTTCACCTCTTCTGAATCAGCTACAACGGAGACTAGAATTACAGGATATCATCAAACCACAGTTTATGAAACGGGTATAACTGGGTACGACTATGAGAATACTGGAAGTCTTAACCTGTCTACGGGAAGAGGGATGCTTACAGGAAACTTCTCTTTTGATTCAAATACTAACACGGGAGAGGGTGATAGATATTTTATTTATAGATCTTTTGATGTAAACCAAGTAACTGGGTTTGTAAAAGAAGAGGTCGGGTTTCTACATCCAGATTCTGGTTATCAATACTTGCCGACTGGAGACACTTCTGCATTTGATACCTTGGGATTACAAGATGTCGAGGGAGCAGTAGCAGAGTATATAGAACAAAGGGGTATATCTGGAGCCGCTACTGTTTCTGTTCAGTTATTTGGGTCTAGAATACAAACAGGGTTTTTGGATAAAATAAGTGGAGTTATTCAAGAGCCTATGTATGAGACTGTAATAGATACCCCCAAGTCTAATGATTCAGGAATTAGAATGGACGTAAGTGGAGAATACTTGAAGAAAGATTACATTTATTATTTAGGAGATAGGATATGATTTACGACTCTGTTATATTTACTGGTGACGCTACGATTTCTGGATGCTCTTCCTTGGATTTGCATACAGATAATTTTCTTTTATTAAATAAAGATGTAGCGGGGTCTCAAGACATCGTTTATTATGACCGAAGAGTATCTCTTGAGGATCGGAGATTTCAATTATCTTTAAATGGGCAAACTTTAACTCAGGAGATTCCGATAACTGGGTTAGCGATTAATGAAATATCTTACCAAATAAATACTGGAGATTTCTTTATTAAAGATGAGGAGAGTGATCCGATTGATAAGAGTAGGATATTTTTTGATCAGACCACTCCAGCAAATGCTTCGGATGATATTTCTTATAATCTAGTTTCTGGCTCTGGGATAATTGCTGCGACAGGTGATTTAGGGGAAACTTTAAAAGCTTCCATCGTAAATTCTGTGGGGTCGGTTAGTTTCTCAGATTGTGATTATTTTTTAAATGGTCAAAAGGTTTATTCTGGTGTTGGCGTTGGAGTTTCTGTTGGGACAGAGTCTAATTTCATACCTCTTTTTGGAGGAGCTGGATCAGAAGCCCAAAATGTCGGAGGTGTAGTCACAACAAATAATAAAAATAAATTTAAATACTCTGCTTACAAGAAGAGATTTAGGTCAGACTCTGTAACAGGGGTAAATCCTGATGTTTTTGGTTCTGGATTTATAGAGAAAAGAACAAATTATTATATTAATGGAGTCTCAGAGCTTCAATCTAACTATCTAGAGCTTTATACAGGTGTAAGTATAATAAAGTCAGGAGTTAATGCTTTGATTAGTGGATCTATCGAGGGGAATGAGTTCACTGTAAAAACATTAGTAGAAGATATTATTTTATGAGAGAAGGCATAACAAAAGTAGATTTGAATTTTACAAACGCTGGAGGAGGTCACACAGCGTCTGTAACTTCTTTCTTGAACCCCAAATCTGTAGAGACTGGGGAAGATTTGGGCATTGTCGTCGGTGGGCTAGGTGAGATCAATAACTTTTCTAATCCTAAAATTACTGAGATGCTTGGTAATTTTATCTGCACTCAGAAAACTACTTCGGCTGGCCCTACAAAAAAAGCGATCACCAGAAGGTATGTGGATAGAACGTCCTTACTTTTAGAATCTTATGTGGTTTTAGTTCGGGGTATCAATTCTGGTCCAAATGGAGGTAGTGATTTTGAAGGTCCAGTTCCATATTTTACAGAGGTTGCAAATACTCCCCTAACATCTTTTAGATCTCAGGGACCAAGAGTTGAAGGGTCTGTTATCTACATGGGAAAAGTTTATAATGTAGAGTCTGCAGCCAACTTTCAAGGAGTTAAGATTAGCCTTGTCTATCACAATAAGAAATTAAAAGAAGATCTTAGTTTAAACACTGAGTTTGTAAATGGCACTTATAAGGCTGCTCCAGATTTATCTCAATACGATTTGAAATTTGGTTATACCCTTTCTGATTTTAGATCAGCTTTAAATAGTGTTGGCATATCTATAAATGGATTACCCTCAAGCAATAATACTTTATTTGAGACCAGTGGCACTCTAAGTAGTGTTGTTAGTAGTATAGCAAGTTATTTGGGTTATTATTGGTATGTAGACCCTAGAAATGGAAGTATTAACTTAATTAACAGTGAAATAGCTAGTCAAATACCAATTGATAATTATACAGATACAACCAATTCCGATATTGTAAGTGCATCTTTCACTGAGAGTATCGTTTCTAATAAAATAGTTAACGTTTATAATGGATCTACAGAAAAAGATTCAAACAATCCTAAAGATGACGATAGACCTAGACCGATTTTCTTTAAAAGATGTCGATTTGAGACTCTAGGGATACATAAAAAAGCATCTAGAACTGTTTTGGCTGCTTTTTTCAGTTTGTTTGATCAGGAGGAAAGTGTTGATGTTTTTGATAAATTTACCTATTTCGCAACTGCAATAGCTAAAAATAAAGCTTTGAAAAATGAAGTTTTTGGTAAAGAAAAATTAAATGATCATCCGTTTGATTTAAGTAAACTATATGATTATGAACCTGTTTTAAATCCAGAAGGAACTGCTCTACCACTAATTCCTTTCCTAGAAGAGCATGGGGGAGATGCTGATGAAAAATACAGAGCAGTATTCGCTATTAACGATGCAGAAGCGAAAAAAGAAGCGAAGAAAACATCTCTTCTTAATATGAATAGGATCACAAACAAATTTAAGTATGTGAGATTCCAACACTTTGAAGGAACCGATCTTAAAAAAATGCCTAGACCCCATGGAAGTCAATTATATAGCTTTCTGAAATTATTTTATCAAATAGCTGGAGGTATTTACATTTCAAATGGCTATTCAGAATATAAGGTAGAGAGAATGGAGTTCTCAAATAGTAACAATGTCAATGTTGTTGGTCCTTTAAAAGCCTCTGATAAAATAAACGAAATTTCGGAATTATCCCCCATAACAGACTTTTTTGACTCTTTGGGCATAGACCAAGATGTGACAGTCAAAGGTCTAGCTAATTTGACTCAAGCAGAAAATCGTATTGGAGGAGTCCCAGCAAAAAGCACTCATGAGCATCATTTCATAGCTATTAGGTCTATACCTAAGTTAGAAAGAGTTAAATCCACGAACAATCAGAAAATAGTTCAAAAAGATGCGAAGGTAGATTTTTCTCCTTTGCAGGAATATTATGAAATTTATGAAGATCCTAATCACACAGAAGGATTACTTGTAGGTGGACCAACTTTCCCCAACAACCTTATCGATAAAACTCTTGTTGAGGGAATGAAACATTTGATGAATCAATCAATTGACAATTATTATAGAGCCATAAAGAAAAAAACGACTTTACGATTAACCTATAAACGAAGTAAGACACGGGTCAATAAAACAAGCGAAGATGGAGAAGAAGCTGAAGACGATGAATTGGCAGAAGCTTCAGAAGACGATCAGAAGATCGCTGAACTTTTTGATCGTTATGATTTGAAATATAATTCAATTGAAAGCCCACCTCATAATATGTTAAACAAGCTCAGTCTATCATCTGCTTCTGGTTCAACTGCAGAAATGAAGGTTCTCCAAAAAATTAGAGGTAAATACCGTAATCGCTTTGATAAGCCTGAATCTTCTAGTAGGACTTTCTATGGCCTTCAGATCCCAGAGTTTTCTCCAACAATGAATTCTGTTTCTATCTCTATCGGTCCAGATGGTATTACAACTACAGTGAGTGAGTCTACGATAAAGCTAATTCCACCAGATCAAGGTTTCCAGATTACAGAAGGAATGGAGGCGCTGACTCCGAAATCAATGCTTCCAAGCTCCTTTAATGCGAGACAGAGGAACACTCTAGGTCTATGATTTTTTGCAGATTGCCATCAATTTCCTGCATTCTTTGGCTGGGATGTCCTCATAAGACATCCAATTCGCGGCCTCTTCATTTCGGTAAGACTCCTTCTTCCACAATGACCTTAGAAACGTTTTAAACTCCTCAAAGGACTTTACTCCATGATTCTCGTTCAAAGCCTTCTGGAGCGATCCTGAGGGGGTTAATGGGAGCATTACTGAGTCACTAGAGGCATCATATTCCACACTATTAGAATTATTCGCTCCTTTTGACTTATCAATCTCGTCTGCCCCTACGATATGGATATTTAAGAAATTACGGACACAACGAACAAAAGCCCTATTACAAGCAATAGTCTCTAGGAATTTAGCGCAAAAATCATCCGTATTATCTAATGAGGCATTGGCGACATCTTCGTAAATTGTGTTGATTCCAGAGCTTTCGTAATTCTTTCCCCAAATAATTCTACAAGTTGCTTTGACATATCCATCGGAAATGTTCTCTGTTTCAAATGACACTGATTCAAAACCTCTTAGCTTGGCTAGTTCTTTAATGCCTCCAAGCATGATTAGGAGTTGATTATCTTTCAATCCATCAGTAGAGCTTGGGACAGGCTTCTTTCTTGCTTCAAACCAACCTTTATTAGGATAAAGGAAATCGTCTTTGATCATGGATCTCCAATCAACAGATCCGTCTTCATTAAAACAATACGAAGCATTCTCTAAAAGGCCGTGCTCGTTTCTTTTGTAAATATCTGGACCGTAAACACTATTCTTGCTCATGTGGCTCACGGTAAACTCTAAAAAATTCTAAGTCAAGATAAAAATGATCTAAATTTTTTCGTTCATTTAAATCAAAATAGCTAGGATAAATCTCGTCTCCACAAACAATTTTTTTATTACTTTTAATTTTAATTGTATTAAAATCGTCGATATCAATCCTTTTTTTATTATTCTCAATAATAGCCTCAGTATCTAGATAATTAATTAGCTGATCAAAGTTTTTTGATCTTTCTTCAGTGAGGTTATCTGAAGAGGTGCATATTGTGATAGTGGGTATACCCTGATCTTTTACAAGTTTACAGAAATCAAGATCAAACAAATCCGCTTTATATATTAACTTTTTTATTCTCTTGGATTTAATCAGGCTCTCGCTAATGGGTTTTGAAGTAGTAACTTCAACTTTATTTCTTTGTAGAATATGATACAGGACTTCTTCGTTATGAGCGTAGTCCATCCTTACATCGATATGATCAGACACAATATTTGTGCGCTTTATCGGTACAACCTCGTAAAAATCTGACTTATAATTACCCCCAATGAAAATAGTTTCATGAACAACTTTTTCATCGATCTCTAAAACATCAAGAACAGCTTGAGCGATCTCCTCTGGTTTTATGAAATTAATTGTTTTTGGATTTTCCTCTAAAGAAAATGAGGGTTTTTTTCCACCCCTATCTGATTCAATTGTTATCGCTTTTGTTTTATCATTCCAAAGCGGAGAACATGTGTCTGCATATGTGTGAGCATAGATACCTACAACGGGCTTATCTAATGCAGAAGCTATGTGAACAGGGACGCTATCAATCCCGACATGTCCCAGAGAGTTTTTTATAATATATGCAGATTGCTTCAGAGTTTCTGTGGGCATATGAGCATCTACGCCGTCAATTGTTTTTTCTCCTTTAGCTCCGACTTGGATGATTTTAATATCTCCCAAATGCGTTTTAAGAAGTTCAACAACATCAACCCACATGTCATATTCTTTCGCCTGAACTTTCTTGTCATTATGAATTGTAATATACTTATCGTATAAAACTGGGAAATAATGAGGATTCAATACTGGTTTACCAATCTTTACTCCGCATGATTTGGCGTATTCCTCTGCTAGATGGCTCATCGTAACTCAAATTGTGTTTTATCTTTACCGTTATGAAGATAGTTTAAATGTTTTTGCGTCCCGATATTAGGTAAAAAAGCCATGTCAAAATACCCCTGATGGTCTCCCTTCCCTTCTAGCATTAATAGGTTTTGAAGACTATCTTGATATGGAAGGATTTTATGAACGCTTGGATTATCCTCAATCATTTGATAAAACTGGGGTTTAGTAAATACGTATATATTTTTTTCTGGATATAAATCTTTAAGATTTTTCATTAAAGAATTTAGGATGAGAATATCTCCAGCTGATTCAGGAAGAACAACGGCGATTCTATTAGAAATGCCTTCATCGCCTAATACATCTTCAATCCCTAAAGTCTTGGGGGAGTCTTTAGCCTCTTCTTCTTTAACTTCGGGTTTTTTTAGGTTTAATAGGACTTTCTTCAGTTTTTCTACTGTAGATTGTACTGAAAACTCCTTCTTTACGTATTCTATCCCCTTCTCCGCTAGAACCATAGTATCAACTTCTGTCATCCCTCGCGCCATTTTTAACTTTGCAGCTATATCCTTCGGACAAGTCGATGCTTTAATAAACTGGGTGCTGGGTTCTCTATATGAATTCCATTTAAGAGGGATTCCTCCTTGATGTTCATAGCACGAATCTGTTCCACAGGAATATTCCGTGACTAAAGTCACTAGACCCGCTGCTTTAGCCTCTTGAATCGGTAACTCTTGCCCTCCGCTTGTAAATGGATGACAATAAACGTCCATACAATTATAGAGTTCGTTCAACTGTTTTTCATTAATCCCCTTTGCGCTATTTTTAGTTTTAAACGATTTTTCTTTTTTACAACGTGGACAGTCCTTGTCTTCTCCTTGATAAGGTGCAATGTGGTAATAATCACAAGCATGGCAAAGGTAAGTGGACAATACATCATCCTGATCAATATCCATTTCTTTAAGATACCTTGGTATGTCCCAGCCATGAGATGTTTCCCCCCAATCTGTATGCAATAGTAATTTTGCATTAACATTCGGGTTTTCTTCTTTGAAAATCTTAAATCCTTCTAAAAGATTCGGTACTGATTTCCTCAATTGGTTCTTGAAAACAAATCCTATTACATAACTTGAGTCTAAACCAAATCTCTTTCTTACAGCAGATCTATAATCCATTGGTTTGAAATGAGAGTAATCGACAGCACCATGAATTGTCTCTACATTTTTGTGTCCAAGCTTCTTCATTTCTTCCTCTGCAAATGATGCCCACACTAACATCTTATCACAGTGAGGCTCCATTTGTTTTGCTTGATCCAATATCGGGAGGCTATCTAAAGTCGTCCAAAGAACTTTGTTAATTTTATTCCACCAAGGTTTTTTGTGATATTCGGCAAAGGCCCAAATATCTTCAATCCCAAGATATACATCTGGTTTAGATTTTTCTACAATTTCATCTATCGTATAGTAACCATATTGAGCCATTCTTTCTTTCGGCCCGTCCCCTCGGATTGATCTTAAGAATGATGGATCACTGGGGTGAGTCCCATAAGACTCCCAAGGAGTCAGTAAGTCGGCTCCAAATTTCGCGCCATTTCCAGCTTCAATCACTTCAATGTGTGGGTCATTATGTAATGCTAACAAAATATTTTTAGCATTTTTCCCAAACCCCGTAACAAGTCTGCTATGATTAGAGTGTATTAAGACCCTTAGTTTTTTAGAATGGGACTCCGTCATCTTCGTCTTCAGTTACCTCTTGTTTTGGCTCTTCGTATTGTTTTTTTTCGTATTCTTTCTTTTCGTATTTGGGTTTTTGATTCTGATAAGCGTCAGCGACAAAAAAAGAGTCTAAAATATACTTTTTCATTAGTTCTCCAAGAACTTCTGTTTCTCCAGCTTCTAGAGGAAGCTTGAATATCTGAGAAGAATTTCTCGTTACCGTGAACCCAAATGCAGGGGTTTCAAGCCATTCTTCCCCATTTTTATTCATGATTTTTCTTTTTTTGTCCCAAGGGGTGAATTTAATGATCGTAGTGTCTTTATCCCGTCTATGGAATGCTACAAAAGGGATTCTGGTTTTTAGTGAAGATAAAATTTCTCCAGCTTCATTAGCTGTTAACTTAATGGTTCCAGACTTTTCTGGATTTTTAGCATTTTCTTTAAAAGACCCGCTTTTAGTTTGATCATTCCAGCTATGTTGTTGAATCATAGAGACGTACATAACTGCATTTCCCTTCTTGTCTTTTGCGATATCAAAACTGAATGCAGATCCTGCATTTTTAGAGTTTGGCTTATAAAGAGTAAATTTCATTGAATTTGTGTAATTTATAGAAGATAATCTATTGTATCATGGCTTTTAATAAAATTCAACCTGAACAGATCCAATTGCACACTTTCTTTAGTGATTCTGGAGATCTAAATATAACTCAAACAAATACGGGAGTTCAAATCAATGTTTCTAGGAACTTGACAGGTGATTTTTCTTTTACAGGAGATTTGACTAATAACGGTAAATCAATTGCAAGTTTTGCTCAGAAAATCGATAACATCTATAATACAAATAGTGGAAACTTTTTGTTTCTAGGTAGTGATACTGAAATAGGAGATGGACTAAACGCATATAATAATTTTGCAATTTCATGCAATGACAGTAGCATTAGCGGGATTAATAATGCTGTTTTTCGCGCAGATTCTGTAGAATTCAGAACGGGAAGTCAAGAAAATGTTTGCTTAGCTGGGCATGGTATAACGTTTACTGAAACTGCAACGGGTAGTGTCGTCTTAAAAGATAACCTAACTACAAACTCAATTACCGTAAGTCAGCAAGACGCCTTATATGCGAAATTTAGTTCTGGTCATTTCTTCCAAGGTGGAGACACTTATTTCCAACAGAGCTTAAGTGTAGACGGAACTGGCATATTTAGTGGTCAATTAGATGTTTTGAGCGATGCGGTATTAAGCGGCAGCACCATTGTCAATGAAGAAATGTTTAACGGTCCTCACACTGTAACGGGCATTGTAAGATATCAGACGGGATTTGCCCTCCCTAAATGGTTAGGTAATAGTATGGGTTCTTCTGATGGTTCTCCTTCAGTGGAAGCAACTGGAGCATTAGCGATTTCAGGATCTACTTTATGTGTATTTATTGGAGGGAGTTGGGCTGGAATCGGTTTAACCTCCATTTAATCCATATCAATCTTTATTGATTTATTCTCAAAACTAGTTTGCTTATCTGCAATGTGCTTTTTGCCGATGTCCCTTTCGTAGTCTTTGAAGTGTTTAGTCTTAACGGGGTCTTGTCCTCCATGTTTATCTGCTCGTTTCTGGCTCAACTCTTCAGAATAGCTCATCATATCTCCCACAGTACCCTTCATTTTACCTGTCTTCTCGACGAAGGCGTTAGAGTTAAAAGGGTCATCGTTACTTGATATCGAGGCATGTGGAACTGTGAATACTCTTCGCCATTCCTCTCCATCTTTTGAGAAAGTATGGGGGTCATTCATTCCCTGAATAACCTCTTCATACTCGTCTTTCGTGGGGTGTTTATATAGGTATATTGACATTATATAACTTCTATTTTTCTTCGTCCTATTACACTCTTTTTGGGAAGAGTTACTGTAAGAAGACCGTTCTTCATATTTGATACTATATTTTCAATAGAAACAATTCCATATAAATTTAATTTAAAATGACTTTGTCTATCTTCATTCTTCGCATCAATGATTAATTTTGAATTTGTAGCTGTAACATCAAGGTCTTTTTTTGAGAAACCTGCTAGTTCAAATTGGGCGATATAATCGTCTCCGTTGTCTTTAATTTCAGTTTTATTTGTATTATATGAGTAATTCATATTTACTATATAACACAACTCATGCCAAGGATCTAATCCTCATAGATACGAGATAAAATAGCATCTACGCTCTTAGAATATGTAAACATGTCGCGCAATTTTGTCCCATCTGTGTTTTTTTGTCCCACTTTCTCTAGGGCTTTGTCAAAACCTTTTTCAATATCATCTGCATTTAATTTATAATATTCTCCCTGATTAAAAGGCATCCCTTCTTTAAAAAAGAAGTTATCATAACAAGGTTGTTTGCCAATTGGATCTACAAGAATACTATTATCTTCCGTTGCCCAATCTTTATGGGAGGAACAATTGCTAACTACAGACCATTTACCAAGAGCTGTTGCATTGAAAGCGGGAAGATTCCAACCTTCTCCATTTGAAAGTCCAGAAAGATCGATATCAATTGAATTTGTAAAATCGTTTACTTCAGAATTTGTTTTTAAGTGAGGTAAAAAATTAATGTTTGACCAAGTTTGCCCACTAAGAGAATTATTAATCGCTTGATTCATTTGGTCTCCATTTAAAAATGGGTTCGCGACAAGACAGGATAATTGATATTTGGGGTTATTACCAAATTTCTGAGTCCACAATTTTATAATAGCCTGAGTATTTTTCCTTCTTTCAAATTTACCCACTAAACCAAAATGGATTGTATCCTTTAGATATTCTTTTTTCGTTTCTTGGAAATCCTGATCAAAACCAAGAGGGACATGACTAACATTATTGCAGCCTTTGTCTTTGAAGGCTTGCGAGGCTTCTGATGATGAGAAAAATACATGTTTTTGTAGTTTGACTATATTTACTTCTTCTTCCGTAGGGGAATCAAGTTCATAAAAAGTATAAAGGAATTGATTAGGCAGAACTTTTTCTGAACCATTAATATGCCAAACTTTTAAGGATGGCGTATTTTTGTCTAATTTTTTAAGTCTAGTAGCTGAAATATTACTAACCCATTGCTGGAAATCTTTGGATATTTTGTCGTAAGCGGAAAAATCACCTTTATCTCCTACGGGAAAGAAGGATATTTCAAGGTCTCTTTCTTTTAGTTCTCTTAGAATATTTACTGTTACATTCCCTAAACTGAGTGAGTTTATTGGCCCTTCAAAATTTAATCTTTTCATTATCTATTTTTTGATTTAATTCTAACACTGCTTTGTCATGAATATTTATGCAACCTTGTGCTGAGAGATTTAATATATCAGCAACTTCCTTCCAAGGTTTTAATTTGCCCCTCTTACCACAAAAATACCTCTCGTGAAAGATTATTTTTAAGCGGCTATCTTGATGTTTTTCAATCAGATTAATGATCCTAGAAAACGAATCATTCATATTACAAGACTGGTCTGGAGTGTGACTCTTGTCTTTTTGACAAAATTGTATTTCATCAAAATTTGAAGTGACCCTATTATTCTTGTTTTTAGTCTTCTGAGTAAGGCACATATATTTCGTCTTATTTGCCAAATGAGTGGAAAACTTAGCCCTATTTTCATCATATTCTAGAGCAGCTTTGTAGATTACATAATCTTTTTCGCCCATTATATCGCAGACTTGATTTCTGGTCAGGCAATTTGAACCAAACTTTTTAAGCATGTCAACGTAAATACCTGAATGTCTAGAGATTAGCTCGTTCAAGGCTATTTCGTCATTATCTTCTCTAATTAATACAGTTAAATCGGAATCTGAGAGATTATTGATCACTTTTTTCTTACTATAAGTAAAAAGTCAAAAAAATCAAGTAAAATCTCATAAAATTTTGTTCTTGACAGGCTAGAATCTTATCTTAATATAAGAAATATATCGTATTGGAAACGCTCGTATGGGATACGTATTTAAATAATATTCCATACGTTACCCATACGTTTATATTAATTTAAATGAGCTTTGCTCTTTTTATTAAAAATAGAGTTGACTCAGTTCTGACGAGGCGATATTCTGTGTAAAATTACAAGATGATCTTTGACGAACAAATTTCCAGAAAGCCTGACCATTATTCATGGGCGGGAGAATTTATCGAGGCAATGCATAATGGGTTCTGGACTGATAAAGAATTCAGTTTTGCTTCAGATATTCAAGACTTTAACGTGGTTTTAGACGATCAAGAAAAAGAGATTATTATAAGAACTCTTTCAGCGATTGGTCAAATTGAGGTAGCTGTTAAGAAATTTTGGAGTAAATTAGGTGATAATTTACCTCATCCGTCTCTTAGTGATTTGGGCTTTGTTATGGCCAATGTTGAAGTTATTCACAATAATGCTTATGAGAGACTCCTTGAGGTACTCGGACTAGAAGAGGTTTTTGAAGAAAATCTTAAGCTAGACTTCATACAGGGTCGAGTAAACTATTTGCGTAAATATACACACAAGTTTTACAAAAATAACAAGAAGCAATATGTTTATGCTTTAATCCTATTCACTCTTTTTGTAGAGAATGTATCGTTGTTTTCTCAATTTTACGTGATAAACTGGTTTGCTCGTAACAAAAATGTCTTAAAAGATACTGACCAGCAAGTGAAGTATACAAGGAATGAAGAGAATATTCACGCTCTCGTAGGCATGAAGCTGATTAATACTATTCGGGAAGAACACCCAGAATTTTTTGATGAAGAGCTTGGGGAAAAAATAGCTCAAGAAGCAGTATGTGCTTTTGAAGCTGAAAGTAAGATTATTGATTGGATGATCAACGGAATTCGTCAAAAAGGGTTGAATGCTATTGTATTGAAAGAGTTCATTAAAAATAGAATTAATGAGTCCATGCAACAAATTGGTTTTAAACAACCTTTTGAAGTTGACAAAAACCTGCTAAAAGATACAATCTGGTTTGAAGAGGAGTTACTTGGGAACAATGCCACGGACTTTTTTTATTCCCGACCTGTAGAATACTCAAAAAATTCTCAGACTTATAATGCAGACGACTTATTCTAAATGACTGAATACTATTGGCTAAATGAAGATTCAAGGATTTTCCTTGAAAGGGGCTATTTAAAAGGAGAAACTCCAGAAGAAAGGATTGAAGATATAGCTAATACTGCCCAAGGATATTTGGGTATTGAGGGATTTTCTGATAAATTCATTTCTTATATGAAGCAAGGGTTTTATTCCCTCGCTTCTCCTGTTTGGTCTAATTTCGGGAGGAAGAGGGGTCTCCCTATTTCTTGTAATGGGGTATATGTTCCTGACAGAATGGATGGAATTTTGTCAAAGCAAAGTGAGGTTGGAATGCAAACCAAACACGGTTCTGGGACTTCAGCTTATTTTGGAGAACTCCGTGGTAGGGGAGCTAAAATAAATTCAGGTGGGGAATCTTCTGGGGCAGTCCATTTTATGGAACTTTTTGATAAGGTGGCAGCTGTAGTTTCTCAAGGTAATGTCCGTAGGGGTTCTTTCGCTGCTTATTTACCTATTGATCATCCTGATATCAAAGAATTTTTGCGTATAAGGAGTGAGGGTAATGCAATCCAAGAGATGTCTTTTGGGATTACTGTTGGAGATGATTGGATGAAATCTATGATTGATGGAGATTCAGATAAACGTCAGATCTGGGCTTCAGTAATTAAAAAAAGGTTTGAAACGGGATACCCATATTTATTTTTCAAAGATACTGCTAATAATCAAGCCCCAGACTGTTACAAAGATAATGCGATGGAGATATTCGCTTCTAATCTTTGTAATGAGATAAGCCTTCCTTCAAAAGAAGATGAATCCTTTGTTTGTTGTTTGTCTTCCCTTAATCTAGTTCAATGGGATGAAATTATTAAAACTGACGCTATTGAGGTTTTGACTATGTTTCTCGATGCGGTAATGGAAGAGTATATTATTAAAACTAAAGATATTCCATTTATGGAATCTTCTCATAATTTCGCTAAACGGCACAGGGCTTTAGGCATGGGAGTCCTTGGTTGGCACTCTTACCTACAGAGTAAGAGTATTACTTTTGAGAGTATGGAGGCCAAGCTAGCTAATAGTTCTATATTCAAAAAGATTAGAAAATCTAGTGACAAAGCAACAGGGGATCTTTTTAACATTTTAGGCGGTCCCTTGTATGCTAAAGATTACGGTCGCAGAAATACAACTACTCTAGCTATAGCTCCGACAACCAGTAGTTCTTTTATTTTGGGTCAAGTATCTCCTTCTATTGAACCCTTGAATTCAAATTATTTTGTCAAGAATTTGGCTAAGGGGAAATTCACTTACAAGAACCCTTACTTGAAAAATGTATTACGAGAATATGGGAAAGATAATGACGAAGTCTGGTTGAGTATACTTAAAACAGGAGGATCTGTTCAAAATTTGAGCTTTATGTCTGATGATGATAAGGGTATATTTAAGACATTTGAAGAGATTTCTCAGAAAGAAGTTGTTATTCAAGCTGCCCAGAGGCAGAAATATTTAGATCAAGGACAATCATTAAATTTAATGATACCCCCAAATACTCCTGCGAAAGAAGTTAATCAACTTATGATTTATGCTTGGGAAAATGGAGTAAAAGGCTTGTATTACCAAAGGAGCGCTAATCCAAGTCAAGAGCTTTCAAGATCCTTGATGCAATGCAAATCGTGTGAGGGTTAATTTCCGATATATATATTTTAGTGTAGATAGTCATTACTATGACTATTGCAGAACCTATAATTGAGAAGGAAGACATTGAAAATGTTGAATTAGAATATGATGAGACTTTAGCTTATATTTTGGGCAAAATAAACGAACATATTGCCGAAGATTAGTTGATTTTAGATAATTTTCTCAATACAATAAGGGAGGTCAAGGATTTGCCTCCTTGAGGTCATAGTAGCCTCTGGGTCTTAACTTTTCCATACAAGGCCCAGAGGTTTATGAAAAAACTACCGTTAAATTTAATCTTATTTAGCACTACCATGGGTCATGGTGGTCAGCATACTTACAGAGATGTTATTGAAGATCTATTTAAAAAAGTAGATCCCAATCTTTTCTCAAACAAAGTTTTACATTTAAAGACTAGAGACGAAGAGGAATCAGTAGCAGACAAAATAAAATCTTTCTGCTGTGTGTATGGTATAAGAGTCATCGAGACTAAAGAGTCGATTGTGCATCACAGTGAAAATCATTTATCTCACTCGGCTGGTTATTTCAAGGATATTTATAAAGCGTATTCTGATCAAGAAGTTAGAAAACAAAAATATTCTTTGTGGTTGGAAGACGATTGGTTGATCAATTCAAAAATATCTTTAAATGAAGTCCTTGAAGAAAGCTTAGAATTTCTGGACAATAATCCTGACCAACTTTGTGTTAGATTTAATCGGGGTAAAGAATATGGACCTCCAGATGGAGATCATAATAACGAGACTGGAGATATTTTAACTCAAGCTATAAATTATACTCAATATGGCCCCACCTTTACTTTCCAACCTAATATTAGTAGGACTAACGAAATATTTATTGCGTGGAAGGCGGCTCAACAACATTTAGATAAACTTGGATCTTATCATTGTGAGTTGATGTCTGGAGATCTTTTGAAACCCATGAGCAATAGCAATACTCCGTTTTCTTTCTTTAATCCAGAAAAATTATACTCTGAACATATAGGATGAATAAACTTTGGTTAATAGGTATAACTACAGAAGGTCATAAACAAGATCTTCAAGAATTGATTGAGCCAATTAAAGATCACTTTGATGGTTTGATTTGGACCTTTCATTATCCTAAAGATGATGGTGCAGATTATCTGGAAAGCGTAAAGGGTCAGGGAGAAATAATTTATACCAAATGGTGTAATAGGTTAGACTTCAGTAGGAATCACTCGTTATTTCAGAGTCGGATGCAAGTTGGCGATTGGTTTCTTACAATAGATACTTTGGAGAGACTTTCTCCAGATTTTACATGCAAATTGAAACACATTTGCGGCCATCTAGATTATTCGGGAGTAAATGGAGTATATCTGCATAACAAAAGATTATTATTTAAATTTAATGAACGAACTGCTTTTGTGAATAATCCTCACGAAGGTATTGTCGGAGTCAATAAATCAATTGAGTTATCAAATCAACCTTTTTGGGAAGAAGGTTATCAAAAAAATATTAGAGAAGAAAAAAGACAAGACCCCTTGCACTTTATTAATCATAATTTTAAATATTATTTTTTTTATAACACCAATCATCTTTTATTGGGATTTGAAGACGATTTAGAATTAGTAAATAAAAGATATGAAAACCGCAATAGATTAATAGAGCTTATTAAAAAAGAGGGTTTAAATCCTTTTTGTATATCTTCTGTAGAAGAGTGTTTTAGATTTAGGTTAAATGATGAAATAAAAGAGTGTATAAATTTTGACAAATTTTTAAATGATTGGTATAGATACAATATACAAGAACAAAAAGAAGGATTTATAGATAAACATGATTTTAACTGCTTCAAGCAAATTAAATTTTAATAATGAAAATTAGCATATACTCAACGGCGTTCAATATTTTAGATAAAGCATTTGATCACAAGGATGCTTTAGATAACTGGTTTTATTACGCAGATGAAGTTTGTATTGCAGTTAATAAAAGTGTTGATGATACAGAGTCTGTTATTAGGAAGTATGGAGAAGAGAAAAATTATAACTTAAAAGTTATTTCTGTAAATATTCCTTACGATGATCCATATTGTTACGGCAAAACTGAAGACTTAGCTCTTCAAGCTTGTTCTGGAGATTTGCTAATACAACAAAATCTAGACGAACGTTTAGGAGGAGAGAAGTTTATAATTGAAGATCTGGGAGAACAACTTCTTTCTTCTGATGATTATGCTTCTTTCTTTGTTCCTGTTATAAATTTATATGGAGATTATGATCATTATATAGACATAGCTGCTAAATGGTATATCCATAAAAGAGGCTTAAAAAGGGGTCCAGTCAATTTCGCCATAAAGAAAGATGGTAGACCAGATTATAATAAGACTAGTACTGACGAGTTAATTAATGATAAAGGAGAGCTACTTCAAACTTACCCTCTCTGTGATTTTAATGATGAAAAGAAAGCTCTCCAATATTGCTTAAGTGGTGCGCCTTTTGTATATCATTTAGGTTATGTAGATTTAAAAGAAAGACTTAAAGTTAATAAATTCTGGCATAGTTTTTGGGTGGAGGCAACAGGAGGAGATCCTAATACACACGATGTTACAGAAGAAGAATTAAAAGCCAGAGGTAGGGTTAAACATGGATTAAAACTTTGGGAAAAAGTATGAAAATAGGGTTACTGTGCAATTTTTATGGATTTCCTCAATACACAAATAGGTGTTTAGAAAATTGGAAAAATATACCAGAGATAAATAAAGTTGCTGTTTCAAGTTATCAGTATCCTCAGTATGTTGAGTGCGGATGGGATATTGATGATACAGAAACTCCCATGCAGTTATTGAAAGAGCATAGAGGTTTTGTAGATTACATTTGTTTGGGTAAGGAATCAAATGATTCTTTTTCTAGAAACTCTCCTCTACAACATTTAATGGCTTACGATCTTGATTATATATGGCTATTAGATCAAGATGAGTTTTATTCAGAAGAAGATATAAAGAAAGCTATCCAATATATAAAAGAAAATCCCAAGAGTCAGACATATAAAATAAACTTTAAAAATTTTGTTTTTTCAAAAAATCAATATATAGAAGATTTTAATCCTCCGAGAATTTTCTCTACGAAAGTTAATGGGAAAACATCTCTTAGTCATTTTTATTATGAAAATGATGTTGCTTATAATATCGATAATAATCTTGTAGATTATAAAAGCCTTTCTGTCTCGCAAATTCCTAAAGAAAGTTGTTTTCCTGATCATTATTCTTGGATTGGTTCCGATGAGTTTTTGAAAGCAAAAGTGGAATATCAGCTAAAAAGATATAATGGAGTTTGTTCATATAAATGGGATCAAGAAAAAAACAAATTATGTTTTAACGACGATTTCTATTGTAGATTCAATCAAATTAAACCAGAGATTAAAATAATTTAAAATGAATATTTACTGCGCTGGAGCTGAGCACTACATAAATCAAATAGATAGGATAAGAGAAGGTTTTATAGAATTTGGGTGCAATATAACAAGGGTGGAAGACGCTGATATAATCTACTGCAATGATCCATCATCTTATGACTCAGATTTTAGGATAAAAAATTCTAAAGCTAAAATTATTTACAATGTTTTAGATTTGCCTCCTCATTGTATTGATGGCAGGAACTACGATATTTCTAGATATCCTTATATAGATAACCCGTATGGTAGAAACTATGACCCCTCAGATCTGAAGAAAAAATTAAAAGATTGTGATTTAATAACATGCATATGCAAGGAAGTGCAGTGGCAGATATTGAACTGGTGTGGCCTACAGAGTGAAGTTATTTATAATCCAATTAAAGAAGTTTCATATCTAGATATAGATGATAATGATAAAATAAAAAATCAAAATGGAGATAATTACAAATATCTTTATGTGGGCAGGGCCAACGATCCAAATAAAAGATTCAATATTGTTTCAGATACTATTATAAAGTCAGGAGATACTGCTCAATCTTTGGCTGTAGTGGGTTCAGAAAATCCAAGGTTTGGAAATTATTATGGTATAGTTAGTGATGAAATTTTAAATATTCTTTACAACTCTGTAGAATATATATTTTTTCCTTCTGCATTTAAATCAGTCGGTTTACCAGCTTTGGAATCAGTTGTAGCACGAACAAAAATAATTGTTTGCGATGACGACCCAACAAGTGAAGAATTTTGGTCAGGTATCTCTGTTCCTGCTTGCTCAGACAAGATAGCTAAATTAATAAATGATCCAATATGGAACAAAAATTGTAAAGATTTTGTAGATAAATTTAGTGATGAATATAAGAATAGGTTTAGCAAAGTATCTATAGCTAGAAATATAATAGAACAATATAATAAATTATGAATTGGCCTTTAAATATTAATAATTTTTCTTTTTTAGATCGGCTCAAGATCTGCAAATTTATATTGAATCCTGCTAATAGATGGACTCAAGGAGATAGAGTTAAAGAGTTTGAATCCAAAATGGCAGATTATGTAGGGTGCAAATATTCTGTTTATGTTTCAAGCGGGTCTACTGCCAATTCTCTTTTGGCAGATTATCAAAAATCTATTTGTAAAGATAGGGATATTATAGTATTACCCTCAACTACTTGGCAGACATCTTGTTCTCCTTGGATTAAAGCGGGGTTCAATCCTAAATTTATTGATGTGTGCTTGTCTGATTTTTCTATGGATTTATCTAAACTGGAAGATTTCATTATCGAGAATAAAGACAGAATAGCTTGTGTTTTCCCAACTTCACTGATTGGATTTACGCCGAAAATGAGCGAATATCAGAGGTTGCAAAGAAAATATGGAGTAAATATAAATTTTGATAATTGTGAAAATACATTTGGCACTTATAATAACAGAAATGTATCTTCGTTTTTTACGTCTACAACCTCAACTTACTTTGGTCATCAAATACAATCTATTGAGGGTGGCTTTATATTCACTAATTCAAAAAAGGAATATGAATATTATCTAATCAACAGAAATCATGGCATGGTTAGGAGTTTAAAGGCTTACAATATAGATACCTCTAGCTATGAGAACAAATTAGTGGACAGTCTTTTTGATTTCCATACTCTCGGTAATAATTTTAGAAACTCAGATTTCAATGCTTTTGTTGGTATGCTCGATCTGAAAAGAGTGCAGAAATACACGGAATCTAGAAAGAAATTGTATAATGTATTTAAATCAAAGCTAGACTTAAGTAAATTTTACTTACCTTCTGAATTAGAAGACGGAGAACATGTTCCATTTTGTCTGCCTATTATATGTAAAGGTAATAAAAAAAAGAAAGCATTGAGTATATGTGAAGATCTAGATATAGAATACAGACCTATTATATCTGGATTTTTAGGCTATCAAACTTGCTATAAAGAGTTTTTCCAAGATGGAATTGACTATGTCAACTCGATTAATCTACATCACAATGGCTTTTACGTGGGCCTTTTCCATAATTTAAGAGAAACAAAAATTGAAAAACTGGTTTCTAAATTAAATAATATTTAAATGAAAAAAGTAATAATTACAGGAGTTACAGGTCAAGACGGTAGTTTCATGACAGACTATCTTTTGGAGAATACGGAACATACTATTATTGCGGGAGTCCGCCGCCTTAGTGTCAAAAACCATGAGAATATTTCTCATCTTAAGGATAATCCTAGATTTAAATTAATTGATCTTGATGTTGCAGACCAAGCAAATACAGATCTTGTGATTTCAGAAGAGAAGCCAGATTATTTTATTAACTTTGCTGCTAATTCTTTTGTCGGGGTTAGCTGGAAGATGCCAGTCAATCACATGGAAACGAACACAATGGCTGTTTTATACCAGTTGGAAGCTATAAGGAAGCATTGCCCTAATTGTCGTTATTATAATGCTGGCTCCTCAGAAGAGTTTGGGGACGTTTTATATTCTCCCCAGTCAGAACTTCATCCTCTGCGCCCAAGAAGCCCATATGGGGTTTCTAAGGCTAGCGCGAGGCATATGGTGAAAGTCTGGAGAGACTCTTACGACTTGTTTGCTGTACAGGGCTGGTTATTTAATCATGAAGGGACTCGTCGTGGTGAAGAGTTTGTTACTCGTAAGATCACAAAGAATGTAGCTCGCATTAAAAAAGAGTATATTTTAAATGATTTTAAACCTCTTGAGTTGGGGAATATTGACGCGAAAAGAGATTGGAGTGATTCTGAGGACTTCGTAGAAGGTATTTGGCTAATGCTGAGCCAAGAAGAGCCTAAGGAATATGTTCTATCCTCTAATGAAACTCATACTATTAGAGAGTTCGTAGAACAAGCGTTTAACTTCGCTGGCTTCGCTGTAGAAGAGTGCAAGTGGGTTGGAAAGGGTGTGGAGGAAAAATATTTACATGAAGGTCGGACCCTAATGAAAATTAATCCAGATTTCTATCGACCCGCTGAAGTAGAAGTTCTTTGGGGTGATTCTTCGGAGGCTAGAAGGCACTTGGGTTGGAAGCCTAAAACAGACTTTATTGGTCTCGTAAGAAAAATGGTTGACAATGATTTGAAGTTGAGTATGGTTTAATCCATGCCTAGAGGTAAAAAGACCTGTCCTTCATGTAGTGTCCTAGTTGGAGCTAGAGCAGGCTCATGTGAATGTGGTTACATATTTAAGCCTACCAAGAAGAAGGCTCCGAAACCTTTTTTTAAAGATCGGAGAGACTTTGTGAAAAGAATGTTAGGTGGCTCTAAGGCTACAGATTGGCGCATGGAGATGCATGCAGCAACGACAGTCTTTAATCAATTTAATAACGATCTAGATTTTTTAGAGAAGGTGAAACCGCCGTTTTTATTTAAAAATACAATAAAATACTTTTTAACTAGAGAGGGCAAGGAGTATTTACTTAAGAAGCATAAGGAATTTTATTATAAGCCTCCAGATAAGGATAAATTTATTGACACGAAGGAGAAAGCGGGAGAAGATATCTTAGAGACGAAGAAGAAAACCTTAAAAGATTTTTTAAATGAGTAAAAAGAAGAGCAAGAACTTAAATAGTTCAAAGGAATATACAGAAGCATACTTTAAGTCAAACCAAGAGTATCACCTTAATTTTGAAGAAGCCGCTGAGCAATATCTTGTGTCTAGCGGATCTATGATTCTTGATAAGGTTTTAGGGGGAGGGTTGGGTTCAGGCTTACATAGATTCATTGGAGCCAACGAGGGAGGCAAAACGAACGAAGCATTACATGTAATGCATAATATGATGAAGGGAGTAAAAAACTCAAAAGGATTGTTCGTAATGGCAGAGGGTCGCCTCAGTGAAGACATAAGGAATAGAGCTGGAATTAAATTTGTTAACAATCCAGAAGATTGGGTAACTGGAACTTGTTTGGTGTGGGAGTGTAATATTACAGATACTGTGGTAGATTTTTTGAGGGGGTTATTGAAGAATAACCATGATCAAGAAAAGTTTTGTATCGTAATCGATAGTATGGACGGTCTAATAAGCAAAGAAGATCTAGAAAAAAGTTCTTCTGACGCGAGAAAGGTCGCAGGAGGAGCGTTGATGTGTTCTGATTTTTTAAGACGGGTTAGCTTGGGAATGAGTAAATTCGGGCATATGTGTATTATGATTTCTCAAGTTCGTAGCTCAATTAATGTTAGTCAATACGCTAAAGCAGATCCAAATAACCAAACAAACAGTAGCGGAGGTAATGCTATTCTCCATTATCCAGATTGGATTCTTCAATTTTTGAAGCAGAACAAGTCTGACAAGATTTTAGAAAAACCTAATGAACAGATAACTCCAGATAACAAGATTTATGGACATCTTGCTAAGGTCGCTATTTTGAAATCAACAAATGAATCTACAGGCCAAGTAGTTAGTTACCCAATTAAACATGGACGCATGGATGGCAAGTCTATTTGGATAGAGAGGGAGATTGTAGAAATGCTTCTTATGTGGGGCTATTTAGAAAAAGCTGGAGCTTGGATTAAGCTTGATGAAGAGTTGAAGGGATACCTTACTAGCAAAAAAATCGATTTCAAAGAGTCTTATCAGGGTAGTCGTGCGTTCTACGAGTTTTTGGAAAATGATGAAAAGGTAACGTCTTTATTGACAGATTTTGTAAGAGATAATATCTTAAATAAAAAATTAGTATGACTTTCTTGTGTGCAAATGGTAGAGAGAAGAAGATTAAAAATATTACCAAGTATTTGATCGACTGGGAGTCAAAGTGTAGGAGTGGCATACAGAAAGATGTAAAAAATAATATTAAACCATATTGGTTTGCGGATGTCGTTTTTGAAGAATTTCCTGTCGCAGGAACAAGAATGACTCTTGACTTCTTTAATGCAACACTCAATATTGCAATTGAGGTTGATGGAAATCAACACTATAAGTATAACAAATTTTTCCATTCTAATTCAAGGCAGAATTTCCTTCGTCAATTAAACAGGGATGAGAAGAAGGAATATTTTTGTGATATTAATAATATAAAATTAATTAGAGTTCTAGAATCAGAAATTATGGACTCAGAAAACTACCCAAAGAATTTAATAAAACTTTTAAAATGAGTTACCTTGAAGAAGAAGATCCTGCTGACAATATCCCACAATCTTTGTTGGATAAGATTTATGACTCAACTGGGTCTGTGAATGGCGGTAATAGAGGGTTTATGTTAATTTACGTTAATAAAGATGGTTGTCCAACAGTTACAACTAAAACAGAAAATCCTTGTGTAGATATGGCTCTTAGCAAGTTGATAGAGATAGCAATGACTAAAAAAGATGACGATATTTCCATATGATCCATTCATTTGATTTAGAAAAGAAGGTTTTAAGTGGTGTTCTTCAACACCAGCATAAGTGGGAGGAAATCTCTAGTTTTTTAAATGAGAGAGATTTTTATTCTGATGATTCAAAGGTTAATGTATCTATATTTAAGCTACTTAAGAACGCATTGAATAATGCAGAGAATATTGATGAAACGATTTTAGTTCAAAGAATTAATCAATTGAAGGCAACATTCCCCGATAGTGTCGATGTTGCAGAGTATATTTATTCACTTGCCTTCTACAAGATCACAGAGAATATCTTTTTAAGTTCTGTTCGGGAGTTGAAAAAGTTTACAGCTCGTAGAGAAATTTATAATAGCTGTAAAAATGTAGCTGATTTTGTTAAAAAGGCAGATCCAAATCTTAAATATGGAGATATTGTTGAGCAGTCAGATCAAATCTATAATCAGAACATTAAGGATTTTGAAATGACAGAGGCTGGACCAGTCAATTTGTTTGATATGATGGAAGAGCTTGTAGAGGACAGGGGGAATAATCCTGTTGAAGATTTCGGAATGCTTGGACCTCACCCAAGAGTTAATGAGATGTATGGATCTCTACTTCTAGCGGGTAATATTTCTGTTATTGTAGCTAGGTCTGGAGTTGGTAAGACAAACTTTTGTATGGATTATACAACAAAGGTTTCTGCAGAGCATGGGGTTCCAGTTCTCCATTTTGATAATGGAGAGATGAGTGAAGATGAATTAATTTTCAGGCAGTGCTCCGCTATGACAGGCATTCCAGTATGGCTCTTGCAAACAGGGAAGTGGAGAACAACAGCTTACAAAGACTGGAGTGTAGAGGAGGTTGTCGAGAAAGTTAGGTCGGCTTGGGGAAAGATAAAGGACATGGAATTTTATTATGAAAATGTCGCAGGGTTATCACCTGACGAAATGTGTTCTTTATTAAAGAGGTTCTATTTCTCAAAAATAGGAAGAGGAAACCGTTTAATATTTAGTTTTGATTACATCAAGAGTGATTTTGGAAGTATTGGCAAGGTAGATGGTTGGCAGCAAGTCTCTTATTTAGTCCATAAATTTAAACAGACAATTCATAGAGATTTATCCTTTGATGGAAAACCATGTGTTTCTATGTTAACTTCGGTTCAGTCTAATAGACTTGGCATTACGAATAATAGAAATGCGGGAGCTATTGTTGATGATGAGAGCGTAGTCTCTCTTTCAGATGGAATTACCCAGTTCTGTTCACATTTGTTCTTGCTTAGGAGGAAGGTGGCAGAAGAGATCCATGACGAGGGTTCTAATTTTGGTACTCATAAGCTTATTAATTTAAAGGCTAGGCATTTAGGAAGAGATGCTTTACGAGCTATCCATCCTGTAGAGATGCCAGATGGGACGAAGAGGCAAAACTTTGTTAACCTTAAGTTAGAAAACTTTAGGATTGATGAGTGTGGAGACTTGCAAGATATTGTAAATTCATCTAATGGGGGAGGAATTGAGGTTCGCCAAAATGATTTGGAACAAATACCGATGTAATGAACTACAAAGAGGTTCTTGAAAATCTTGGTTATCGACTGAAAGACCATGGGTCATACTGGAGAACGAATGCGGTTTACAGATCTGGAGATAATTCTACAGCTCTTCAAATATACAAAGACACTGGAGTCTGGAAAGATTATGTCGAGGAGTCTCAATTTATGCCGTTTGAGGCTCTACTGAAAAAGACTTTAAACACGAATGATGATAAGGCCGTGAACCATTATCTGAAAGATAATGGTGTAAGTATAGGAGAGAGAATTAAACAGAAATATCTTTTGAAAGAGGAAAAAACATATCCAGAACGGGCATTAAGAAAGCTTGTTCCTCATTACGATTTTTATTTAGAAAAAGGGATTAGTAGGGAGACCCTTGAGGATTTTAAGTGTGGTTTAGCTATGTCTGGTAAAATGTATCAGAGAGTTATATTTCCTATTTTTAGAAAAGACGGACGTATCCATGGTTTCTCTGGTAGGAAGGTAACACAAGATAGTAGGCCCAAGTGGTTACATATGGGGAAGTCTTCTAATTGGTTATTCCCATATTATAATATAGATTCAGTTAGAGATGCTATAATGGAGAAAGAATCAGTCCATATTGTAGAGTCTGTAGGAGACTGCTTATCTCTTTATGAAAAGGGGGTAAAAAATGTTTTAGTTTCTTTTGGCCTTAATATATCTCCGACTTTTATATCTAGATTGGCCCTCTTACCTATTAAAAAGATTTTTATATCATTTAATAATGATCAAACGTCTTCTGTTAACAGGGGGTTTGAGGGGGCTATTAAGTCTGTCTTTAAATTAGTAGATTCAATAGACTTTGATAAAGTATATTTTATTCCCCCAGAAGAAAATGATTTTGGGGAGATGGATCAAATCCAAATAGAAAAATACACGACTGAGTGTTATAATAAACAACATCAAAACTCGATGTCCCATGTTTTAAAGATTGCGAGAGACATGGATAAAAAAGGAGTTAATAAAAGTTTTTCCTCATCACTAAATAAATTAGTGAAGAAAAACTCATTCTATTATGGAGACTTTTGATAATAAACCCCTGTCAGCGTCACGAATTAAGACGTTACAGACATGTTCTTGGCAATATTGGTGCAAATACCACTTGAGACTCCCTGATAAGTCTAATCATGGATCTTTGAGAGGAACAATATGCCATGCAGTATTTGAAAATCTAGGAAACCCTCGCCATAGGAAGCATTACAAGGCGATTCTTAAGGCTCAAGATATAAATGTCAGCCCTTCAATCAAAAGGATGGTCGATGCTTATGCCAAAAAGTACGAGATAGATGACTTTGAAAACATGGACCTTATCAACAAAATGACTGTTGAGGGTTTAAATTATGATTTTTTTGGAGATACGGATAGTAAGCCGACTGAGTCTATTTCAGAAAAAGATTTTGATATCAAGGTAAATGATGGCGACAAAAATTATAGGATACTAGGGTTTATAGACAAGTTGTTTTTATTTAAACGTAAAAAGACCGCTGTTATACGAGATTTCAAAACTTCAAAAAGCATTTTTGAGGGAAAAGAATATTCTGATAATATGCAGGATTATATGTATTGTCTTGCAGTTAAGTATCTTTACCCAGAATATTTGAAGAGACGAATGGAATTTTTATTCCTTAAATTTGATTTAAACGGAGAAGGTCTTTTAGAGATGGAGCCGTTAGAGGAATTAGATTTAGAAGGCTTTGAGTATTTTTTAACTGAGGTCCAACAGGTTATAAATAATTTTAGTGAAAAAGTTGGAAAAAGTGGGTTAGCTTGGGAGAAAGGATATCCTAAAAAAGAAGAAGGGTTTGCGGGTAGAATCGTTTGTGGTAGAGCTGATTTTGCTGGCCAACTGAAAAAGGATGGTAATCCAATGTGGTATTGTCCATTTAAGTTCGCGAGAGATTATTATCATCTAGAGGATGGTGAAGGGAAATTTATTGCTTCATCTGACAATAAGGAAGACTTACAAGATCGTCTTAGAGAAGGACTCAAAATTAAAAAGTTAAAATATGCAGGATGCCCTGCTTTTTCATTTGACAAGCGAGTAGAACTTTTGTAATTTACAAGAGTGATACCGTTATTCAAAAGTAACTTCAGCATAGGAAGATCTCTCTTAAGAGTAGAGGATCTAGTAGAGATTGCTCAATCAGGAGACATAAATAAAATGATTCTGGTAGAGGATAACTTCTACGGGTTTAGAGTCGTGAATAAAGCTTTCTTAGAAATCGGCATACCCATGATTTATGGAGTTAGATTACCTGTGGTACAATCAAACCTGTCTGAAAGACCTAGCAAACTAGTGTTTTTCCCAAAGAATAACAAGGGAGTCTCAGTTGTGAGGAAATTATATACTAAGTGCTTTACTAGTGAAGGAGACTGTTTACATTTATCTGAGTTGGGGGACGCAGAGCTTGATGATGTTAGTATCGGAGTCCCGTTTTATGACTCTTATGTCTACAATAATATTTTTCACTTTGGTCTTTGCGAACTTTCCTTAAGTAATTATGATCATTTTTACATAGAAGAGTCAAACCAGCATCCATTTGATTTTCAAATTAGTGCTGCTTTAAAGAAGCTTCAGGTCAAAACAGAGAAGGCGAAAAGTATTTATTACAGAGACAAAGAAGACTTTGAGGCATTCCAAATGTACAAAGCTGTTTGCAGTAGAAAACAAGGCAGAGTACCGACTTACAGTAACCCAAGATTGGACGACTTTTGCTCCAATGAATTTTCATACGAATCCTTTTTAGAACATGTTGCCAAGTAACCAAAAATATCTAGTCTTTGATACAGAAACCGAAGGTTTAAATTTACATTCCTCTAAACCTTGGCAGCTGTCTTGGATAATTTGCCAAGGCAACAAAGTTTTAGAAGAGCATGATGAATTCATCTCTCATAAAGAGCTTAACATCCCGAAGGTTGTAAAAGAAATGACGGGGTTCAACTGGGATCATTATAATAAAAAATCCAGATCGCTTTCAGAGGTTTGGTCTAAATTTGAAAGCTACTTATTTGACCCCCAATATATTGTGGTTGGACAAAACTTACTTGGCTTTGATGTTTATATGGTGGCTCTCTTACAGAGGATGTTAAGTCAAGAGCCTGATTACTCTTATTTACCTAGAATCTATGATACAAGAGCTTTAGGTAAAGCATATAGAGAAGAGTTAGATAAGCCGAAGAGTGACATGTTGAGTTGGCAATACAAGATTATTAATGACCGAAGCCTTAAGGCTAAGGTCTCACAAAATCAGCTATTGAAATTTTTCGGTATAGAGTTTGAGGAGGAAAAGCTTCATAATGCCATGTATGATATCAAGAAGTGTTATGAAATTTTCTTAAAATTAAAGAAACATATGAATTTATAATGTTTGAAGATTTCACACCATATGATGATTGCGAGCCAGCTGGAGTTGAGCTTCCGAAAACAGTTGTTAACGAATCAAAGTTAAACGAGCTAGGTCTGGATTTAGATAGCACGAATAAGGAGATCCTATATGAGCTTGCAAGGAAGGGATTAAAAGATCGTGGTATTGTACGGTACGAAAATAAAGAAGTTTATTTTTCTAGAACACAACAAGAGTTAGAGACTCTGGTAGATTTGGATTTTACAGATTACATCTTACTCAACTGGGATGTCCTTAATTTCTGCCATGACAATGATATTCCCACTGGTGCTGGTCGAGGTTCTGCTGCAGGTTCTCTTGTTTTATATTTGCTAGGAGTTACTAATATTGACCCCATACCTAATAATCTTTTTTTTGAGCGATTCGTGTCTAAATCAAGAGCAAAGAAGGTTGAAGACAAAAGGGGTAATAAATTTCTTGTTGGGAGCCTCCTCCCAGATGTTGATTCTGATATCTCTTATGATCAAAGGCATAAGGTCATAGAATATATCGAGAGGAAACACGAGGGCAGGACAGCGAAAATACTTACCTTTAATACTTTTAGCTCCAAGCTCTGTATTAGAGAGGCCACTAAATACTTTGATGGAGCGAAAGAGATTGAAGCTAATAGAGTTTCGGATATGATACCTAAAATTCATGGAAAAGTTTTTTCTTTGAATCAGGCGAGAGAGGAGGGGGAAAGTTTTAAATCTTGGGTTAAGAGTCACAAGAAAACATTTGAAAATGCTTTGAAGGTAGAGGGTTTACCTAAGAACTCTGGGGTTCATCCCTCTGGGATTGCTATTTGTTCTAAGAAAATTGAGGATATGGTCCCTCTCCAAAGAACTAAGGACGGAGATCTAATTACTGGATACGACATGAATGACGTAGCAGATCTAATGGTTAAGTTTGATATTCTAGGTCTAAGGACACTGACTATTGCTCACAAGACATGTGATAAAGTAGAGGTAGACCTTGAGGATATTGATCCAAATGATAAATTAATTTACGATATACTACAAGACTTCAAGCACCCAATGGGATTGTTCCAGATTTCAGCTGAGACCAACTTTAAAGTTTGTAAAAAAGTTAAACCTGTAGATATTAATGAGCTTTCAGATGTTGTCGCTCTTGCTAGACCAGCAGCCCTACAGTTTGTAGATTCTTACAAGAACCAGAAAGACCACCCTACAGAATTAAACTTAAATCCAGAGCTAGATGATATTTTATCTTGGTCAAAAAATGTTATCTTGTATCAAGAGCAATTGATGCAAATTGCCCACAATGTTTTTGGATTAAGTCTTGAAGAAGCGGAGGTTCTCAGAAGGATAGTGGGAAAGAAAAAGGTGGATGAAATGCCGAAGTGGAAGGATAGAATTTATGATGCAGCCGAATCAAAAAGTTTAACTGAAGAAATAGCTGACTTCTATTGGAATTCTCTGGTTGCAGCGTCTCATTACTCTTTTAACAAGTCTCATAGCTTTGCTTATGCCGACTTAGCAGCTAAGACAGTTTATCTTAAACACACTTATCCTCAGGAATTCTTCCTTTCAATCTTGGAGTGTTCTGAATTTGATCCAGAGCCACTAGAAGTAATATCTGGGGTAAATGAAGAATTAGCAGACTTTGGTATCAAAATGCTACCTCCTTGTTTGTTTAAATCCGATTTTAATTTTAAAATTGAGGGTAAAGACATTAGGTATGGATTAAATAGTATTAAAGGTATTTCTTTAAAATCCATACAAAGCCTAATAGATTTCAGAGGGAAAAAATTTCATAATAAATATGAAGTTTTTCTTGCAGCGAAGCAGTGTGGGATCAATATTTCTGTTTTAGCGGCTCTTGTACAAGCTGGGACAATGGATGATACGGGAACAAATAGGACTCGCTTAGTTTTGGAAGCTCAATCATTCAATCTATTAACAGATAGAGAGAAGAGGAACTTTGTGAAGATGGGGGAAAGATTTGGTTATGATATCTTAGATGCTATATCAGAGGTTGTTAAGAGTCAGACCTTGGCGGATGACAATCGTCCGATAATGAAAGATAAACGTTTCACGACATTTGAGAAAAAATACGCAGGTTATAAGAAAATATACAATCAGAATAGGAAGCATGAAATGTTTTCAAACTGGAGGTACGAAACGACCCTACTAGGATATAGTTATTCTCATAATCTACGTGACTGCTTCATAGATAGGTTTTCCTCTTTGGTTGATATAAAAGAGTTAGAGTTTTTTAGTGAAAGAGAGACTTTTCAAGTAGTGGGGGAGGTAAAAGATTTCTTTGTTAGAGTATCATCCAATGATAATAAATATATGATACTAACAATTTGCGATAACACTGCGACAAAGAATTTTTTATTTATGGATAATAGCAGGGAACAGAAACTTTCTAATTTTCTTGGAAGTGGGGAAAAGATTGCCAAAAATCAAGTTATTGTTATAAATGGTTCAAGAAGTAGTGACGCTTACTTTGTGGATAAGATCAATTCAATTAATACGGATATATATATGAAACTGAAGGAGGTAAAAAATGACTAATCTTCCTTTTACCCCACATATAGAGGGTGTCATCAAAACGACAGAAGAGTTGTGTGATGTTTTGTATAGGAATGGAGCGGATACAGACTTGTTTTTTCACTGTTTTCTCAATGACTTAAGTGAGTCTTGCTCTTCTATTTTCAAGAAGGTGGATGTTGATCCAATAGATCTTTTAAAAGAGTCTCGCAAGGTTTTAAGTAAAAAGAGAAAGAATAAGTATACGAAGAAATTTTTAAAAACAGAGGTTAGAAAACTCCTGCAAGAAGCGGAAAGAGTTTCAAGGGATAGTTTTTCTTTGGACTATATACCTCCAGAAGTTATATTAATGGTCTTCTTTGAAGAGGGTTATTCTCCGAAGGTTATTAAAAAATTATTCCCTGTAGGAGACGAGGCTTCTGCAGAAGTAGTGTTGGGTTTTATTACTGAATCATCTTTAATTGTCAAAGATATTGATTTTGGCAGTGATTTTGTAGATTCTTCCGCTAAAACTCCAGAGGATTGGATTGATATGTTTTCTAAAAACGAGATACTATCTCAATTTGCTGAGAATTTAAACTTAAAAGCTTTAAATGAAGATTTTGATACTATTGTTGATTTTGATGGGAAGATAGATGAGATCGCGACAGTGCTCTGTAGGAAGAAAAAGCCAAACGCATTACTTGTAGGGCCAGCTGGGACAGGTAAGACCTCGTTGGTAGAGGGTTTAGCTTCTAAAATAGTTTCTGGACATGCTCCAGAGCTAATAGCCAATAAAGTTATTTACTCTGTTAGTTTGTCTAGTATGGTGGCTGGCACAGAGTATCGGGGTCAGTTTGAGAAGCGCTTAGAGGATTTTGTTTCTGAAGCTAAGAAATACACTAATCTAGTTTTATTTATTGACGAAGTTCACACCTTAGTTGGGGCTGGAGGGGCTACAAATAATTCCTTAGAAGCTTCAAATATACTAAAGCCTGAGTTGGCTCGCGGAACAATTAGTTGTATTGGGGCCACAACGATTAACGAGTATACGAACACGATTAAGAAAGACTCAGCTCTTGACCGTAGGTTTGAGAGGATTTCAATTCGTGAGCCATCTAAATTTCAGATGCAGGAGATCTTACCTACAATAACTTCATATTATGAGGACTTTCATGGGGTTATTTATACAGACGGTTTTTTAAATAATGTTATAGACTATTGTGAGAAATACATTCCGAATAAGTTTTATCCAGATAAGGCGATTGACATTATCGATCATTGCGGTGCTCAATCAAAGGTTAGCCATAACGAGGTAGATTCATCTATAAAAGATCAGCAAATAGAAGCTATGGCAGCAGCACTAGATCCTGAAAAAGATCATCTACAGCTTTTAGAGAAGTTAAACAGTGCATTAGAGAAGTGGACAGGAGATGTTTCTCAAAAAACTCCAGAGGTAAAGCTCTGTCATCTAAGAGATTTCTTTGATCGCAAGAAAAATCCTCTAAATAATAGGTCTATAACAAACAAAGTTTTTGATTGTATCAGTGAATCCCTGATTGGTCAAAAGACATTTATTAAAAATTTAAGGGAGAAGATGATTCTTTCTGGACTTGGTATTCGTAAGACAGATAATTTCGCATCTCCAGATTGTTTCGTGGTTAGTGGGTCAAGGTTTAGTGGTAAATCTTATTTTGTAGAGCTACTTGAAGATAGTTTGGATAAAAATTCAGTAAATGTACTATCTTATAGTGGTGTTCATTTTTCAGATTCTTATTCCGCTCATAAAATAGCATCATCAGATGGACACAATACATCTATTTGCGAAAAAGTTTTAATTTCTCCGAATAGTGTGATAATTATAGATGATTTCCATAAAGTTAGCCCAGTATCCATTCCTTTATTTAATCAGATATTCAAGCATGGGCAGCTTCAAATGAGTAATGGAGATATAGCTGATTTCACAAATTGCAAAATATTCCTAACAAGTGCTGTTTCTAGTAGTCAATCATCTATGGGTTTCCAAGAGTCAACGTTAGATAAGGACAATTTAGTCATACACCCAGATATATTATCTCTTGTAGATGAATGCTTCTCTCTAAAAGAATTGGATAGCAAAGGTCTAAGAAGATTGCTTTGGTCTAAATTGAGTAGATTAAAAAATAGATTAAAAGACAATAATATAGAGTTGACTTTTAATTTTAATTATATTAAAGATATCGTATCTCAAATTAAAAGTGAGAAAGTAAAAGTAGACGCTCTAAGCAAGAAGATCCTATCGGAAATAACACCATTTGTTTCAGAAAGAGTCTTATCTGGAGAGAAAAACATTAAACTTTTTGTTGAAAAATGTGGACACTAACATGATCATACATTATGAGTGGTTCCACTGCTAAGAGAATACGTGAATTGATTGGCTACGACAAAAAAAATAGCAACCACATCCAAAAAAAGCTTTACAAGATCCAGAAAAAACGTTACATTGAGTTGGGCGACGAAGAATATTGGAAAAGCGTTCAAGGAAGATTTACAAACAAAGATTATGAGTGAAAACACTAAACAAAACGATGAATGGAAGCAGCGCGAATTAGGCGCTCTTTGGAGAGTAGACGGTCAGAAGCAATCTTACTATAGTGGTTCTATCAAGGACGCAGACGGTAATGAGCTTAAAATTGTCTGTTTCCCAAACTCTTTTAAAGAAAAGGGTTCAAACCAGCCAGATATTAGGATTTACGCGAGTAAAGAGAAAGACTGATATGACCAAAGAAGACACAAATAAGCTAAAGTCTTTTTTGACTTCTGAGATGGTTTCTCGGATTACTTTGGCGGAAGCTATTAACATTATGCACAATCTAGCTGTTCAAGAAGTAGAGCAGAATATAGAGCAGATGTCGGAAGAAGAAAAGGTTTCGGCTCTAGAGGAGCTTCAATCCAAAGTTGAGTCAGCATCAGTTGAAAATACAGATGGTAATTTAGAAGAATAGGTGTAAGACACTTATAATGCCTTATATAGTTGAGTTTTTAGATGATGAGTTATATCGCAGTTTATCTTTTGACGCTGATATCAAGTTTCAACAGGGTACGGAATATGCTAAAAAAATCTGGGTTTTAAAAAAATATAAAAGTCAGGGAGGAAAAGTAGAGTTGACTAATTCTGAAATTGAAACTGAAAATAAGAAAAACGCTGTAAATAGGTATTCTTCTTATTCTTTAAGTAAGTCATTTAAAAATAATGAGTTAGTTGTAGAGGTTATTCAGCATTATACTCTGCATGATAACTTTGATTTCTTTTGTAAATCTGATCTAGAAGACGATACTGGAGATGAGAGTCTTAATAAAGAACTAGCTAAGATTAAAGAATCTGATTTTAGCGAGCAACTGATCAAGAATCTTATTGAAGAATGTAATTCTGATAGTGGATGTAGATGTAATTGTGAAAGCGAATAGAGTATTAATTACTGGCGCAGGTGGATTCATAGGCGGCAATTTAGCCGCCTATTTATCTCACAGGGGATATAATGTAACAAAATTTGATATTCACCTTGGGGATGTTGGGTTGCCAAATGTCCTTGACCAAGATATTGTTATTCACCTTGGGGCAAATTCCAGCACAACAGAGAGAAATTTAAAGAAAATTCTCAAGCAGAATTTTGAATTTTCCAAAAAACTATTTGAGCTATGTGCGAGCGTAGATATTAAGTTCCAGTATGCAAGCAGCGCCTCTGTTTATGGAGTGGGAAGGAATTTTAATGAAGATGACTTCTGTAAACCTATAAGTCCGTATGCCTTTAGTAAATATATGTTTGATTGCTGGTTATTGAATCAAGATTATCCATACCAAGGTTTTAGGTATTTTAATGTTTATGGCTTAGGAGAAAATAAGAAGGGAGATCAGGCGAGTCCTGTGTCCAAGTTTATTAAGCAAGCTTACAAAGACGGAGAGATAAGTTTATTTGAAAAAAGCGACAGGATAAAAAGGGATTTTGTTTGTGTCGATGATATTTGTGAGATTCATTACGAAATGCTTCTTAAAGATGAATCGGGTATATTTAATGTTGGAACTGGCAATCCTATTTCGTTTACTGATGTCGCTGAGATAATACAATCAAACATGACATGTGAAATCAAGGAAATACCTATGCCGAAACAGCTTGTGGGACAATATCAGAGATTTACTAAAGCAAATAACTCTAAGTTGTTGAAAGTTATTGGTGATTATAAATGGAAGAGTGTAAAGGATTATGTAGAAGAAAATTTAAATGCTCTCTCTAGTTAAATCAGTATTAAAGTCAGTAGAGTTATATTTAACTTTAAAGAATAAACTATTCTTCTTTGAATTAACAAATAACCATGAAAAAAAACGAAAAAAAATCATCCAAGAGATTGAAGATATTAGGTCTAATGACGGTGATGCTGACAGGGCTGATCTCTTGCGGGAACAACTCATCAGTGAAGACAAATCCTTTAAACATTTATCAACCTTCTACTCTAAGTCTTCAGAACGGGATTCCAGTTCAGACAAGTAAAGGTATATATACCCCCCAGACAGATGAAGTTTGGCATTCTGATGCTAGATTTAGGAAACTTGAGAGGCAGCTTTATTTTCCCAGCGTGAAATAGAGTTTTTTAAGTGTAGATCTTGTATATACACTAACTTTAAATTTATATGCCTGATCCAAATAACACAAAAGGAGACATACACTCTAATTTCTCAATTACTTCTGGAACATGGACTGGTTATAGGGTTGAAGTAACAGGTCTTTACAATGATTATTCTAGCAGTGATTTAGACGCACATGTCTGTAGGGAATTCAACAAAAAAATAAGAGATTTGGGCCAACCAGAATCTCTTTATATAGCTCCTTATGATGCTGGCTTGAGGTATACGGGCGATGGTTCCACTTTTTCTTAATTTCTTTTAAGAAATAGTTGATATTACATTCTATAAATCATATAATAATCACATATGAACTCTATTGAATTTAGTGATGAAGAGCTTAATGCTCTTATGCAATTAATCGATATCGCGATTAAATCTCAAGGCTTGAACGTAGCTCAAGCTGGTGTAATCTTAGCGGATAAAGTTCGCGAAGCGGCTTCTCCCCCCCCTGAAGTTGATTCTGAACCCAAGTTTGCTGAAGAAGCAGAAGTAGTATCGGATTAATTCCAATCTACTGAGATTTATCAGTTCATAAAAACAAGGTAATGAAAACACGGTAGCTTTTTAGCTATCGTGTTTTCATTTATTTAGTTAGGCTAATAAGTTTTGCGTTTACCTAAAAGTAAAATTATAGGTATAGCACCAAGAAAAATAAAATGGACCTCTGGAATTGCAGTGCCTGTATTACCATTAAACTTTAAAATAGAAGGGTTTTGGGAGAAAGATACCCCATTTAAGTAAATATCATCACCTTGTATTGCAAACTGATCTAATGAATTTAAAGTGATTTTAGCATTTGGAGACAAGTTAACGATAGATCTTTCAATTTGACTATTGATTGAGTCTCCAGCTCCCCGTAGCGTCAAGCTACTAGTTGAATCTACATTTATTTTCATTCCAATTGCAGAAAACATAGCGTTCATACTCGATCCTTCAGTTATGTTTAAAGTAGAGACAACATCGTCATCATCATTCACTCCAGTAAAACCATTGTTGTTTTGGAAAGTAAAATTCGTAGATTTTAATGTCACTGAAAACCCATTTCCAATTTCAATGTTAGAGTAAGAAGGGCTATCCTCAAGTATTTTAGCATCTGTTATGGTTAGTATGCTAGTGATGGCAGAATCTCGATCCAACTCTTTCAAGTCCGATTCTGAAAAGTCCCAATTCGGAGCATCATAAAAATCATAAATATCCTCTTCTTCTGCATCCCAAGTAATAATTGAATCTTCTTTTTTATCTTCGCTTTCAGATGTGTCTACGACTTCCTCACTACTAATCGAGGTAGGTCTTATAGGGTTAATTACAGGGTTAATAGTAGGGTTCCCTGTTGGGTCTATTTTACGTATTATACCTCCTGTAGAGATTATAACGGCAGATTTAGCTACAGAAATAATTGAAAGTAAAGTTATGAGTGTGCGCTTCATTTCTTCTTTTTCAGTATAAAATTTTTGAGTTTAGTTAGATTCCCCGTCAACTTCCCTAACAACCTACCCAGCTTACTATTTTCAGGCACAATGTAAGAAAGCGTCCCCAATAAACCCAAGATAGAAATAATAAACTCAGGCATTGACCCCATGTAAGGAGCGAGTATTTTTTCAAATAAATCTTCCATAATAACTATTTTCTTATCATGTTGGGGAGTTTAATCACATCAGGGACTTGTGTGACTTGATCATCTTCTTCTAGTTCAAATGTTTCTTCTGAATTCTCAATATCTGTTTTTTCTTTTTCGCCCTCTTCAGACTGTTCTTCAGGCTGTTCTTCAGGCTCCTCTTTTTCTTCAGGCTCACCCTCTTCAGATTCTTCCTCCACTTTTTCTCCTTCTTCCTCTTCTTTCTCTTCTCCTTCTTGCTCTTCTTTCTCTTCTTCAGACTCCTCTTTAGATTCCTCTTCGGATTCTTCTGTTTCCTCTTCTTCGGATTCTTCTGTTTCCTCTTCTTCGGATTCTTCTGTTTCCTCTTCTTCAGTTTCTACAGAATCCTCTTCTTTAACAGCTTCTCCTTCGGTTTCTTCATTATTCTCTTCTTTAGGCTCGCCCTCATTTCCTTCGGCCTCGTCAGACGCTTCGCCTTCCCCCTCTTCGCCAACAGACCCTTCATCTTCTCCTTCTTCTCCCCCCTCGTAACCTTCTTCAGATGTCCCAATGACATCTCCATAACCTTTTTCGGCATATTCTACAATCGCCTCGGAAACGCCACCAAAAGGCTGAAACCCAATTGTTGTCTCAGTAAAATCATTTAAATTAGAAAATATCTGGTGCTCTTGTTCTGCCACAACAGCTATCTCAGTACCTTTTTCTTTTGTTGTTTTGGCTTGGAAGTAGGCTCCACTACCTATAGACATAGTGCCAGCTATTCCAATCGTTCCTACTTTTTGAACCGTCTCTTGTACAAAAGCACTTAGACCAGTAGCGGCACTTGCTGTTTGGGTTGTTGCTCCAGCAGCGGCTGCAGCAACAGTACCTTTTGCAGCTTTATCTAAAATATCCTTATTCTTCTCGGCTATCTCAGACAACTTATCCATAGTAGAAGACTCAGTGGTTTCAGCCTTCACTTCCTGACCTTTATTTTTTTCAACTTTAACTTCTTCTTCCTCAACCTCTTCTTCCACCTCACTACCACATTCTTCACAAACACAAGATTTTTGTTCCAAGTGTTTAATTCTCTGTAATAAAGTCCATGCTGTTTCTCTTGCATAGCGGTCTAAATTAGAGATGATTTCGCTATCATCTGGATTGCAGTATTTTTTTGCGAAAGCTTCCGCTTCCGCAAGATTTTTGCGATGTTCCCCCATTTAATAAATCATACACATATTTCTTTTTTTTGTGTAAGTTAATTTACATGGACCTAAAAAATCTAATGAGAGAATTTATGGATGGCGGATGGGTTATTCCAATAATTGGGGCTGCGGGTATGATAGCTAGGATGCTAAACTCCAAAGTAGAATACTGTTGGAAGGAATTCGCAAAAAACGTTAGTTCTGCAGCGATACTCTCTATGATTTTATGGTTTATTTTGCATGATGCTCCCATAAGTGATTTAGTTAAAGCTGTTTCTTATGGGGTTGTTGGTGTAATTAGTCCTGAAATCATTAATGGTCTTATTGCATTAGCAAAAAAATATGCGAAAAACCCTGAAAAAATCATTAAAAAATAATTAAAATGGACTTTAAATCAAAAAAAGAAGTTGTTAAAACTGTTCAAAAATTACTTGAGATTTCTGCTGACGGAGCAGATGGCCCAGTTACTTGGAATGCTATATTGGCGAAGTTATCTACAGACGAAACAGAAGTTTCTGGGAGTAGTGTTTCAGAAAAAATGGTTAACTTAGCTCGTGGAGAGATTGGGGTATCGGAAGTTGACGGTAGTAACTGTGGTCCAATGGTTGACGTATATAAAGCTGCAACTTGGTTGGACCCTGATAAAGGTTGGCCTTGGTGCGCTGCCTTCATCTGTTGGCTCGTTAGGGAGGCTATTGAAGGTGAAGATATTTCATTTAAAAGACCTCAAACAGCAGGAGCTTGGGATTTTGAAAACTGGGCGAGGAAACAAGTCTCAAAAGGAGTTGAGTTGCGGAAGCCTACAAATGAAGATATAAAAGCTGGAGATATAGTTGTTTTCACTTTTTCTCATATTGGGTTAGCAGTTAAAGATGTTGATTCCAGTGGTTATGTTACCACGATTGAGGGGAATACTAATGGAGCTGGCAGCAGAGAAGGAGGTTCTGTTTTGGAGAAGAAACGTCATGTTTCTTGTATTCGGAGTAGAATTAGGATTATCTAATAGAATTCCATTATCTCCTGTAATATAATGTTACAGATGCAGAAAACTAAAATCAAAGTCAGCAGGTATGACATCTTTGATTATGTCATAGGTATTTCTAATTTTGATCCTATAGAGAAGTGTATTGATCCAATACGTTATGAAGTCTTTGAGACTTTTATCTTTGATAATAAAAAAAAAGAAGATCTCCCTCAGGGTAAGGTTTTTTGCAAATTTGAAAAAGAGTTAATAAAACTAAAGACATTTTCCAGAAAAATGGATAATTCTGAGATTGATCGTATTAGTCTAGAATTAGAGGAAATTGCTCCGATATTTGTGGACTTATCATCGTGAAAGGAGATATATTTATAGATGTCGATTACAATGGAGTAGGAGATAGGGTTCAAATGGCTTCAGTGCCAGAAGCTATTTATAAATGGTATGGTAAAAAAGTAGTTGACATAAATAAATCTTGGATTTTTGATCACAATCCATACGTTCTTAGAAGAGAAGACCACAGCGATGACCTTCAAATAAAATTTGAGAGTTCAGGATTTCCCTGTCTTTACTGCGATGAGATAGATTGGATAAATCCCGACATAAAGGCATCGACAAATTTACATAAAACACTTGATAAAAATGTCCAAATACTTATACACAGTTTGTGTCCCGCTTACGCTGAGCACCAGATAGCTAGCAGTAGGAATACATGGATTTTTCAAAAACTTTTTATTAATACAGGTCAAAAACCTGAATTAAATATTCCTAGAGCGCCGAGATTGTATAAATATGAAGATCCGAATGAAGTCTGTAGAGATCAAATAGCAATTCATGTTGGACCTAGTAAAAGCACGGGCCAATTTATCCCCGATCATGTTTTAGATACGATAAAGAAAAGATATTCCAATTATAAGATAATTCAAATTGGAAGTTCTAGAGACCACTCTTCTCCATTTATTGACAAAAGAGGTCTTGATATTTGGGATTCCGTTGAAATTATCGCTAAAAGCTCAATTTTTATTGGAATAAACAGTGGGCCGATGAATATTGCGAATTGTTATCCGCATATAAATAAGAAAATTATTTTAAACTCTGATTTAGATTGGATGGAGAAAGAAATTCAAAGATTTGAACCTTTGAATGCAAGAATTAATGGATCTTTCGGATGGGTTGATTTCGGATGGCAGTATTTTACTACTAAAGAGTATGATATGGGCAGAATGTACTCTTATAACAGAATATAAATTTTCCGTTATATTTCTAACGGTGTAATATATTTATATTACAACACAAAATTATGGACTCTATTCTTCAATTATTTCAAGATAACCCTTGGTTCGGCGTAGTTACAGCTTTTGTCGCTTTTGCTTCCGCTCTCGCTGCAGCTACCCCCACTCCTCGTGAAGGAACTTTTTTATCTAAGGTATACAAGGCAATTGATTGGGCTGCGTTAAATATCGGTAAAGCCAAGCAGAAATGATTGGTTGAAATAACCCTTGAATAATCATCTCAACAGGCTATAATACTCTCAATGAGTGTTAAGCCTGTTTTTTCTAGACTTGAAGTTCACCCTAAAGGATGGGGAGATGAGCTTTGGATTATTAATAACGAGAGATATTGCGGTAAAATTTTGCGCTTTAATAAGGGGGCGAGTTTTTCAATGCACTATCACATCAAGAAAGAAGAGACTTGGTGTGTGACTAAAGGGGTATTAAAATTAGAATATTTTGATTTAAAAAAGGCAGAACGGTTAGAAAAAAAATTAGAATCTGGAGATGTTGTTCATTTACTACCCTGTACTCCGCACAAATTAACTGCTTTAGAAGATGCTAGTGTTTTTGAGGTAAGTACTGAACACCACGAATATGATTCATACAGAGTAGAGAAAGGAGACTCTCAAAAATGAGATTGCTAGTCATTGGGGAAACCTGTAGTGATCGTTTTTGTTATGGGGAGTCCAAAAGACTTTGTCCAGAAGCTCCTGCCCCTGTATTTGTTCCAGAATACAGTGATGATAATCTTGGTATGGCCCATAACGTCTATAAAAATATGTTGGCTGTAGATAAGGAGATCCACAAAGGAACTCCTATTGTAAACGAAATAGAATTAGTTACTAACGAGACAGAAGGCCATAAGACTCGCTATATTGATAAGCAATCAAACCATATGTTTCTAAGGGTCGATACAGATACTTACCCTTTTTGTTACAATCTCCCAGATAATATAGAAGAATATGATGCAGTAGTTGTTTCTGATTATAATAAAGGTTTTCTCAGTAGTGTTCAATTAAAAGAAATAGGTCGTAGAGCTAAGTTGTCTTTCCTAGATACCAAGAAAAAATGCAATCTAGATTGGGCTCGTTTATTTTCTTTTATAAAAATAAACGAAAAAGAATACAAGGAGAATGGATGGAAGTATATGTGCGACAATTTAATTGTGACTAAAGCTTCCAAGGGGTGTTGGTATAATGAGCGAGACTACCCAATTGAAAGCCCTTCTGATATTAGAGATGTATCTGGGGCTGGAGACACATTTCTTTCTGCGTTCTCTCTTTCTTATACTCTTACTAAAAATATAGGAACCTCTATTCTATTAGCTCAGGATTGTTGCCAAAAAGTTATCAAGAAAAAGGGGGTTACTACGATATGAGACATAAAAAAATATTAAGCTTTGAAGAACTCAAGAAGGAGAGGCAGTTCGCAAGAGAGTTAGAAAAGTGTGGTATAAAAAAGTTTTTTATTTTCACAAATGGGTGTTTTGATTTATTTCATTCAGGTCACGCAAGCCTTTTGAGCGCGATGAAAAATTGCTGCAGTTTAAACTCAAAATTGGTTGTAGGTATCAATAGTGATTCTAGCGTTAAATCCTTAAAGGGAGAAGGTAGACCTGTTCTATCTGCTAAACAGAGAGCTTATACAGTAGCTTGCCATGAGGCGGTAGATTATGTATTTATTTTTAATACCAAAACAGTGTCAAAACAACTAAGGGAACTTCAGCCAGATTTTTGGTGTAAGGGAGGTGATTATGATGAAACCTCTTTAAACAAGTCAGAACTGAAGTCTAAGGGTTCGGCTATTTTAAAAGTGATTCCCTTTGTAGATAATATTAGCTCAACAGATATAATAAAAAAAATAAACTTGACAAATGACAGAGATAATTGACTGGGCTAAACTCAAGAAACAAAATTCTAATTTTAAATTTGAAATTAATAAGCATTTTTTTCTTAGTAAGTTAGAAGTTTCCCGCAAAGATGGGTATAAAAAACAATTGCATGTTATGTTGCCAGAGGGGGATGAAACATTCATTGGTACTCTGGCAGGTCTTTGTAAATATGAATTTAATTTTTTTGATTTGAACATTGAAGATGGCAACAACATTATTGATTTGGGTTGCAATTATGGGTTAATATCAATTGTTTGCGCGGCCTTATATCCAAATTGCACGGTTCACTCTTTTGATCCTTGTGTCCGCGCTTTAGAAACCTTGCGTTTAAATTGTTTTATCAATAATATTCAAAACATAAAATTTTACAATACAGCTGTTACAGCATCAGAGGATGTTACTTTAAAGTTTTCTTCTAATCTTTCTCAAGGAGAGTCTTGTTTTATTGAGTCAGATTTAAATGACGAAAGTCATGAAGAAATTGGTGAGTTTAAAAATACTCATATAAAAAACGTTTTAAATAACATCAATAATATATCTTATTTAAAAGTAGATGTAGAGGGTTCTGAGTATGGCATATTTAATTATTTATTTGAACATAATAGAGATTTTAGTAAAAATATAAAAAGGGTACATATTGAAGTACATGGAGAGAAAACGCAAAGAGAACAGTTAATCAAAAAATTAAAAACTCATTTTCCCTCGGAAGAAAATGTAATAGTGTCATGAAAAAATTCATTGTAGACATAGACGGCACAATTTGTACCGATAGTAGAGGGCGTTATGAATTAGCTAGACCGATGCATAGTCGGATTTCTTATTTCAACGAATTACATAAGAAAGGGAATATAATAGTTTATTGGACCGCTAGAGGAGGGAACTCTGGTAAAGATTGGTCTGAGCTTACGAAAAATCAACTTGAAGAATGGGGTGTAAAATACACAGAACTTCGTATGAATAAGCCATCATATGATTTTTGGATTGATGACAAGGCTTACAATGGGAATAGATTTTTTGATGAGTTATATATCTAATAAAGCCAAAGGGTTGTCTGGTGGTGACCATATAGCTAAGTCTTTGAAATTGGGGGCTTCTGGAGAAAGGAGGTTTTATGACTCTTGCTCTTTTAAAGGGTTAGATATTAAAAAAACATCTTCTAAAGACGATATAAATCATGTGGATTTTGTTGTTGATGGGAGAACTTTTGATGTGAAGGGGATAAAAGATTCTCATAGACACGGATTAATTCTTTTAGAATTAAAAAATGTTCAGGGCAAATCAGGCTGGTGCAACTCTAGTGGGTCTCCAGAATTTATTGCTTTTGATTTTGGTCTATTCTTCTTATGTGTCAAGAATTCGGATCTTTTTAATCTTACTGAAGAGTGTTGCGATTTAGATGAGTTGGTTTCATCAGCTTTAGATTGCTATCATCGAGGTTATTCTCGGAAAAACAGGAGTGATTTAATGACTATGGTAGCCTTGAATGAGGTGTTTGTTTCGTGTGAGCATTGGGTTCTTCCTTATGAAGAATATCGTTCCCCTATGCAATTATTGTAGTGTAATAATAAATATGCCGATTCCCACCCCAAGAAATGATGAGAAAAGAGGCGACTTCATGGGTCGCTGCGTATCCGATTTGACTAAAAAAGGAGAATTTGAAGACAATAAACAAAGGGTAGCTGTTTGCATGAATATCTTCAAGGACTCTGAATCTTCAGCTTCTGTGGAAATAGGCCAAGGAGATGATAAAAAATTATTTTTTAATGACGCTGCCAATGAAAATAAAACTTTGAATAAGCCATTCAGAACTCCGAAGGGTCCAAAAAAATTCTCAGTTTATGTGAAAAACGAGAAGGGAAACGTGGTCAAGGTGAATTTCGGAGATCCAAATATGGAGATTAAAAGAGATGACCCCAAGAGGAGAAAGGCGTTTAGAAGCCGTCACAACTGTGATAACGCTGGTCCGAAATGGAAGGCTCGCTACTGGTCTTGTAAAATGTGGAGCAAAAAAAGTGTTACCCAAATGACAAAGGGGTCTGAAGAGTATGAGTGGGATGGAGAAAGCTTTTTTGATCACGATGACTTGCTGGCAATTAATCCTTCATTAGTGGACGCAGCAGAGCTTAGTGAATCAGCTAAGCGAAGTGGCCCGAAGAGTGGCGCTCAAACTCCAGCGGAACCAAGTGAGAGAAGAAAGGGTTCTAAGAAAAACAAGAAAGGAAGTGCTGCGAAAAAGGGCGGTAAAATTACATTTAGTGAGAAAACCACCAACTCTTTAAAGGAAAAGGTCAAGAAGCATAATGAAAAATCTTCTAAAAAAGTGACATTGGGGCAGCTCAAGCGAGTCTACAGGAGGGGTGCTGGAGCTTTTAGCTCATCTCATCGTCCTAATATGTCTCGTCATGGATGGGCAATGGCTAGAGTAAATACCTTTCTTAAAATGATGAGGGGGGGAAAGGTAAAAGAATCTTATAGAAAAGCCGACCAAGATATCGCGAAAGCGGCATACAAGAAAAAGATATACGGAATGAATATGGAGGATAGTGAAAAACCTATGTTTAAGTCTTACATGAGTCATTGCATGAAAAATGATGCAGAAATGACTGACACTAAAGACATGGATATGGATCAATCTATGAGTGTTTGCGCGGTTCAGTACAAAAAAGATAGGGCGACATTAATGGAGGAAAATGAAGCTGGCCTGACAGATAAACAGAAAAAACTTCCCACTTGGCTCCAGAAAGAGATATTGGAAAAGCAGAAGCAGAAGCAAAGTACGGCTGGTTATGGAGATAAAAAGTATTCATATGGGTCTCCAGATCCAATGGATCATTATTTTGATAGTGAAGAGGAGGCCATGAAGGATGCTGAGAAAATGGGTTTGAAGGGGGTTCATACTCATAAATCAGAAGAAGGCAAGACGGTGTATATGGCTGGGCCTAATCACGAAGCTTTCATGAAGCGACACGAAGAGATTCTCAAAGAAAAAGAGAAGTCTGATAGTAGTCTGTGGCAAAATATCCGTAATAAACGGGAGCGAATCAAGCGAGGCTCTGGAGAAAAAATGAGGAAGAAGGGTGAAAAGGGTGCTCCCACAGAAGATCAAGTGAAAAAAGCGAAGGGGAGCGAGGGATGAGGGTAGTGATAATCTACAGTTTGTAGAGTTTCTTAAAGAAACCATGGGTTCTGAGGAATCCATGGTTTTTTTATAGATGGACCGTATATCAATACAAATAATTGAAATGAGTGTAATTATTTTATATCATTATTAAAGTGAAGACCATCGTAAAAAAGGTAGTAAAACTGGAAACAAAGCGCCATGACTTTGATAATGATTTCGCGTATATTGAAGTCTGGACAAATAACAACTTAAAGGACTGTTATTTCGCAGAAAAGCAATATTTGTGGCCAGATGGTTCTCTGAAACGAGGAGGAATAAAATATTTTTATTCTTTTGACAATGAAAATACAGAGAAAGAGATTAAACCTTTAAATTATAATCATTTTAATTTGTTTGATCATTTATTTTACCTTGATGGAGATGGTGTAATCGCTCAAATAGACAGTGATATAGCTAATTCCCCTCAAGAATCATTTTATGAGGAGAAAAATTAATGCCTGAAGAAAACCAAGAAGGAAGTGCTTATGCAGACATTTCCTCAAAAGAGTCTGTAGACGGACTTGTCGTCCCAACTACTAATCCGTTTTATCCTAATATTGAATTCCGTTATAGTGATGACGGAGATTTTGAGGGCTATAAAGTTGATTTTAACCAAGGTTATATATTTAATAGGGTTTCTGCAACCCAAGTTGACGATATTGGGGACACTGGTATATGCACTATATCTCAAATGGCTCAGTCTTTTGAGTTGGGCAAAGAGCATGACAAAAAATTCTATGTAGAGGCATCGATAAGTGCTTCTAATTTCCTAATAGAAAGTGCTATTTTTACAGGCTTTGATGCAGACGGTGATCAACCATCAACAGAGTTTCCTCAAATTATTTTCGCAGATGAGGTTGAAAAAGCTTCTTATACAGGTTATTTTCCTGTTCTTCAGTTAAAAAATGGATCACTCTTAAAATATACCCAAAGAAACAATATTTTTCTCTCTGATAGACAGTTTAAGCAGTTGGGTGCAGAAGGAAGTGCAACTGGAATTGAAAATCGAGCGCAAGTTTTAGTTAAAGATGGAAAAGGTGCAGAATTTAATCCTGTTAGAGTTAGGGCGGTAAGAGGCATAGGCGGAGTTGAGGTTTTTCAAGAACCATCTTACATCGTGATAAGTGGGAGCACTGGTGGGGCTGGTACTGAGTTTGCAGGTCAAAATATCGGAGGAGGTAGAAAAGTATATGTAGATGGAACTACTGATCCAGCCCAATTTAGAACCCTAACTGGTGCAGAAAACATTGAAATCTCTATAGTGGGCGATACTGTAGAGATTAAATCTGAGGATATAAACTGTACTGGTGCTCAATGGAATGCCTATGTCGATGGGACGAAAACCCCTGCTCAGTTTAGAGGTTTGAATTTTGGGGATGGGATAATCGTTGATGCTACAGATACCTGCGCTCCTACAATTAGTGTTGATACAGGTTGTTGTGATTTAGAAAATACGACTAGTGCAGGTTCTTTTACAACGCACAATATAACCATTAATAGCGGCGTTGATGTGGGAACCGCGCCATTGAATGTCGTCACAAATACGACTAATCATGAAGCTATTACTGTTTGGTGTGGTGGAAAAAAAGTTCAAGAATATAAGACTGATTCTTCTTGTAATGGAGTAATCGAGGTCAATGATTCAAGTGAGACTACAGTCAATAAGCTTACTGCTAGTAGTTTTGGTAACTACTTTAATACCCATACAGCAATTGGAACAACATCACCTGATACTAATTATTCTTTATATGTAAACGGAAACGTAAAGATACAGGACTCCTCAAATGCTAACAACGGCAAACTTCAGTTCGGCAGTAATACTGACAATACTATTGAGATAGATCAGAGTAATGGCGAATTTAAATTGGGTGCTGGAGTAACAAAGATTGAATCAGCTCAGAGTGATACAATGCATGTATTTTCTCAGACTTCTGCTGATTATAGTGCTATAGACTGTAGCCTCGTTAACAATTCTCCTGCAACTGGATCTGCTATATTAGGTGGTTCAGGGAATCACATTAGTGGCAATTTTGATGTTATTGTCGCAGGGGTTAATAATGCTATCTCAGGAGGTTTCTATAACTTCATTGGAGGAGGAACAGGGATTGATATTACTGGCTCAAGTTATTCTTCAAGTATCGGGGGACTAAATAACGATATATTTGGTTCAGATTATGCAATTATTGGAGGAGGCGATTCTAATAAAATTGAAGATTCTGATCGAGCATTCATTGGTGGAGGAACTGCAAACCATGCAGTAGGAGCTAATTTCTCAACAATTGGGGGAGGTCAGAATAATATAATAAAAGACAAGTCTTCTTTAATAGGAGGAGGAGAATCTAACGAAATTAGGTTCCAAGCTGTTGGTGGGGGCTACAATTTCATTGGGGCTGGTGTTTCTAATATAATTAGTGGCGGTCAAAGCTCAATAGCTGGCGGTAATAATAATATCATATCTGGATCAAGGTCGGTTACCTTGGGAGGAGCATATCAGGATATAGCTGCAGATGACGCTGTAACTGCAGGAAATTATTCTAAAGTTCAGCCTACCCATGATGGAGCATTTGTTTTTAGCGATTCTACCACTACCCCTAGTTTATCTTCAGGGACAAACTCAATGGTCATGGACTTCGCTAATGGAGTCTATGTGAATACTAATACCGCCCTTTATGTAAATGGAAACGCTGTTCTTACTGGTGAAACCCCAGAGGGAGATACGTTACAGACAGTTACTAATCGCGGGAATGAAACAACAACTTCAATCATTTCTACGGGACCACATATTTCTGGCGTTACAGGATTGTTTGAAGATGTATTAGCCAAAGGAGCTTTCGGTATACACGGATGGCAAGGAGATCCTGATACCCACATGAAGGGTTTTGGTGATCGTATTGTGTTTACTGCTGGAGGACTTACCTTCGCAGATTTCTCTGAAGGAACTCAAGATTTAATTCATTTTAATGGCAACGAAAACCAAGACATAGATTTCCGTGTTGGATATAATGGTGGCGCTTCAATTTTCTCAAGAGGGTCTGACGGTAACGTAGGCATAGGAACAACGGGTCCAGATGCTCCTCTCTCCGTAAAAGTAGGTTCGTCAACGACAGAAGCTAAAGTATTTGAGCTAGTCGCTAATGATGACCGAGTATTATCCATCCTACAACCAGATAACGCTCAAAATAATGACCCTTGGACGTTTGCTACAAATAATAGTTATACATTCAGAGTCGATGCCATTGATGCTCTGAATATTGACTATGCAGGTAACGTTGGTATAGGAGCAACCGAGCCATCAGTAGGATTACAGCTTGGAAATAGCACATCAGGACAAACAAAAACTGCCATCTTCAATTCAGAAGGCGGCGCAGAAGTTGGTCTCAAAATTAAATCTAGAACCAATAGAGCCAAACTAGCTGTATCTGATAATGATACTACTGCTTATGTGGTAGCAGAAGGGACGATAGCCTCGTTTGGAAGAGCGGACACAGCAGCATCTACTAACATATCGGTATTAGCTAATGGCGATGTCGGCATAGGAACAACAAGCCCTAGCAATGCCTTAGAAATTTCTAATGTATCTTTCGCTGATCAATTAAGAGTATTAAGACCGCAGAGTACAGAGGGTGGTATTGCAGGAATAATTAATATAGCAGGGATCAATTCAGCTTCCGTAGTTAAAGATTATGCGAGAATTGGAGTAATCATAGATGATAATACTAACGCAACAGAAGACGGATCTTTAGTATTACAAACTATTACAAATGGAACTAATACTGAAAAAGTTCGCATTAATTCTTCTGGTAACGTTGGCATAGGGACAACTAATCCAGCAGCTATATTAAACGTAGCGACAGCCGATGATGAGTGCTTAAGATTCACAGATACTGCTACTACAGATGCAAATAATATTAAAGCTTACCAACAATACTATGCAAGTAACAACACTTCTAGAGCAGGGTATTTAGGTTTTACTACAACTAATACTTTTGATATAGCGACTACCACAGCATCAGGTAAAATTAGATTCTTGTCTGGCAATAACGCCCCAGCAATGCTTATTGCTTCTGACGGTAAGGTTGGTATAGGAACAACTAGTCCTAGCTCACTATTACATTTATCAAGTAACAATTCCACATATGAGGCAAACGGTATTTTAAGTGTTTCTGGAGGTGTTAATGCTGTATTCAACTCAACTCAAAGATTTATATTTAATATAGATTCCGACGACTCGCAGACAGACAGAACATTTGATATTGCAGCTAACAGAACTGGGTCCTCTGGAGGTAATTTACTCTTTAGGGTTCAGGAAAATGGCAACGTTGGTATAGGAACAACTAGTCCTGCTACAAAACTACATGTTGTAGGAAGAGCAAGATTTGATGATACACAAATAAATGCAAAAGGTGTTTTCGCTGATTACTTCTCAAGTGGTCAGAGTTTAACTTTAAATAGTGGCGCATCTGCAAGTATATTATTTAAAATAGGTAATACTACTGCTTTAACTTTAGACTCATCAGAAAATGCAACCTTTGCAGGTGGCACTATAATTAAAAGCAATGGAGTTGTTTATTTAGGGTATACAGATTCTACTGCTATAGGTGGTAATAAATTAGAAGTTAATGGAAACATCTATGGTTCAGGTAATGCGACTTTTGCAGGTAATGTAAGCGCTCCAAATCTTATAGCATCAACAGCCGTATATTCAGGCGGTATTGTTTATGGTGGTAATACATTAAATTTAAAAAAATCAAACGGAACTTCTTATGTAGATTTTGATACTAATTTAAACGCAACCTTTGCAGGTGATGTAACCGTAAGTGGCGGCGATATCACATTAGGTGGAACAGGAAGGATACAGGGGGTAGATACTGTAACAGACGGTACAGACGCTGCCAATAAAACTTACGTTGATAATGCTGTTGGAGGAAGTGGCGGTCCTTTCTTGCCACTTACAGCTGGGTCAGGGAAACCTTTAACAGGTGATTTATATATAAGTAAATCTGCAGCTGCATTAAGAATAACCGATACAGGTAGTAATCTGCCTTACGAGCTTAGAGTAGATGCAAGTACTTTTAGCATTAAGGAAGTAACTAACTCAAGAACTCTAATGTCTATGACAGCAGGAGCTGTTATAACTTTAGATAGTTTAGGTTCAAATACTATACTTAATACATCAGGAAGTGTTGTTGTGCCTAACGGCAAAATTGGTATAGGAACAAGTGGTCCAGCGTCTAAACTGGAAATATTTGATAACAGTAGTAGCACTGACCCGTCAACACTTGATAGTAATTTCTTATTATTAACAAATGGAGATGCTACCGAAGTAAGTGAAACATGGGGCATTGGTTTTAATACTAATAACGTAGGGACTAATAAACTTGGCGCATATATCCACGCTATTGGTAACTACAACTCTAATTACAATACAAGTCTAGCATTTGGAACAAGAGGTACTGGAGCAGGTACAAATGTAGTAGAAAGGTTGCGTATTGACTCTGCGGGAAATGTTGGTATAGGAACAACGAGTCCACAAGCTTCTCTTCATGTCGCAGGTAATTTACCAACCACGCCAACTGGCAACGGTGTGCTAATGGGACTTTATACTTCTGGGTCTTCCAATTATGGTAATATTCAATTAAATGGAGATACTGGATCATTTATTGATTTTTCTTCGTCTGGAACAGATTGGAGAGGTCGTATCTTATACGACAATTCTTCTAATTACATGAGGTTTGATACTGGTGGCACTGAAAGAATGCGTATCAATTCTTCTGGCAACGTTGGTATTGGAACAACTAGTCCCGCTCAAGACTTAACACTGTATAGGGATTCTGGAGATACTAATTTTTTAATTTCATCTAACAATGGAGCCTCGCAAATATTCTTTGGAGACACCGAATCTGATAATATTGGAAAAATTGATTATGACCATTCAAATGACTCATTAAATTTTGCTGTAAACGCAGCAGAAAGAATGCGTATTACCTCCGCTGGCAACGTTGGTATAGGAACAACTAGTCCTTTGGGATTATTACAAGTCGGCAAATACACAGTAGCATCACAGGGAAACCAAGGAGTTTCTGGAAATATAAGTAGTTTCGCTGATAGCGACACCAATAACATATTTTTAGGGTTAAAGAACGGC